TTTTAGTCTATAACAAAACCACTAGTGTCTTTTTTGGCTTTGCCTTTAGCATATAAACTGACCACTACACCATCAGGATCAAGAAACCGTAGATCGTCGGCATCACCCGATATGACAGGCCTATCCATAAAAGTGTGCGGTATGACATCAATACTACGCCATACTACTGCCATGTTCATACCTTTTGCTTTTGCAATCTCTATTTGCTTTTTATACAAAGGGTTAGCTTCGCTATAGCTGAAAGTTAAGTGATAATTCTTAATATGTTCAACTTTACGATTTGCAATCTTGGTGTAGTCATACCATTGCACATCTGGAAAAGCAGCAAAGATATTGTCATAAGCCACACCATCCTTAAATACAGGTATACGCTCCCAACGAATATCACTTGTACCATTGAGCCGAATAACAGGTGTCACACCTTGCTTGCCGCAATACTTGACATATTTGGTGACATCTATAACAAGTTGCACCATAAACCCGTCACGGTCATTAGCAAGCCATGCAGTCTTTTTAGCACGTGACGCTTGTACTGTGTTCATAGCACCACGACCTGCAGTGAATAGACAACCATCAATACAGCCAGCAATCTCAGCATTGGCACAAACATTGATACCCGAAGATTTCCACGGTTGCATATACATGATAGCGGTTTCATACTTGTCACCGTTGCCCTTGATAGTCTTAGCATCAGAACCAGACGATATTAACTTACCTCTAAATGCCATAGGATAATTCCTTTTAATTTGTGTTGTCTTACTAATATGCAGCATATAGCCGCATATCATAAAGTCAACAGCTAATTACGAATATAGTTCATCTGCCCATTTTGCTGTAGCTTTAAGTACAGGCAATTGTTTTTCAAGCTCTGATATTTCTAAACAAACATCAGCAACCCTAGTATACAAGGTTGCATGTTTAGAAAACTTATCTTTACGGGTATATAATACTTTTAATCTATCCGAGACTTCAATTGCTTCATTATGATATCTATTTAACATGATCTTTCCTTTTCAGCTTGTGTTGTCTTTACAAATAATCACAAGCCACACCGCATGTCAAGCATGGTTTGGGTTGGCCCAAAATTGTGCAGCTTGTGATTACACAAAAAACAGCAACCAGCACTATAGACGGACTGATTCAAGTCACCGTGCTCAAGCCCCGTTCTTCATGGGACATTTTGCGCTTCACCCCTTGCTCAAAGGCACACGTGCCTATCGGGTGTTTTTCTCGCTATGCGGCTGCTTAATCCGCTCGCTCGCTAGGCATACTTGAATCCACAAGCCAGAGCCATTGTCATCAGTCTTTCAGACATTTTAAAGCGTGTCAAGCACTTAGTTTTAGTAGTGCGACGTACCTGCAATCTTTACATTGCGCCACCTACGTCGCTTGGTGGTATGTGTCTTTACTCTTTCAGACATTTTAAAGCGTGTCAAGCACTTAGTTTTATTAAAAGGCAGAGCGTCTAAACTTATTTGATAAACCCTACGTCATTGGCGGTCTGCTCAAGTGGTCTAGAGTTTTAAAGTTTGTTGTCGTATCTTCTGCAAACAATAAATCATAATACAACAAGAAATTAAAGCACGCAAAAGTATAAAAATAGATAGCAAAAGTATAGGTATAATTTTATATATATAAGGCATAGAACAAAACATGAACAAATGTGAGTCGGTTTGTGGGGATATATTATTTTACATACTTTTGTGCATCGGCTAAACTTTTGTTCACACACTGCATAAATCCACCACGCAAAAGCATATATAATATAGGCAACTGATTTGATAACAGTTACCGTTTGATTTTATGTCATTGATTTATTTATAAATTTTATTGTTATGGTGTATATTTTTATTATTTTGATGTAACCAAGTGTTAAAAAGGATTAGTGCAGCTTGCGTATTGTGAAAATGTACGGTCGGGCAAGCGCCACCGGGGGTCTATGCGTAGATATATACACACAAATACACAGATTAGGTTTTTTAACAGTTAACCACTATGTCGATATTACTATTTATACATGTATTGGGTACATAATAAGTGTTATTTTTATCACATACTGCACATTTAAATTGTATTATTGTACGATTAGGGGTTGACATGTTTTATATAATGTGTAAAACTATACAAGTAGACAGTAGACAGACATTTAAAGTGTTTTCATTTAGATAATTTATAAATTAGATTAAAAAAACATTTAAATGCAGACACTTTAAATGGTAGATGTATGTTAAAATTGTTATTGCATTTTTATAATAGATATTTAATTACAGTATTTTGTAGAAAGTTATTGACAATGAATAAAAAATCAGTACAACTAAGTACAGAACATGTATTAGAAGATTTTTATGACAATCTTTTAAATGGTAATTTGGATAAATTACATATACCGCATAGTGATGTCTTTTACGTAAAGCAAATGGTAGATGCTCACTACGGTAAATCCTTTACTTTACAACACGTAGAAGACGCTATGAGGGCTGAAGGTTGGGTAGAAAAGTCTTATAGTAATCCTGACTATAGAAAGTAACGTATATATGTCTATTCCTGAAAGAGTTAAAAACAAAATGAAGGCTGTTGGACTTAAAAGTGTCAATAAGCCTCAACGTTTAAATGACTCTTCTGGTAAATCTCATCACGTAATGGCTAGTGAAGGTGGCAAATATAAATATATTAAGTTTGGAGAAAAGGGTGCTAGTACTGCTGGTAAACCTAAAGCTGGGGAGTCGGATAAAATGAAGAAAAAACGTGCTTCTTTTAAGGCTAGACACGCTAAAAACATAGCTAAAGGCAAAATGTCTGCGGCATATTGGGCTAATAAAGTAAAATGGTAAGGATATAAACAAATGGCAATACCAGCAATAATTACATTAGTAAGATTAGGCTCAAAAGTCTATAAAATAGCACGTTCTAAGGCAAGTCAAGCAATGGGAAAAAGGTTAATAGAAAAGTTAGGCGGCAAGGCAATAGAGAGTACAAGTAAAAAAACGATAAACCTTACTGCTAATAGACTTGCAGCAATAGAAACAGCTAAAACGCCGGGAGTATCTTCTAAAATTGGTGGTGCTTTACGTGGTACTAAAGTAACTAAAGCAACACCGGGAGCAGAAAAAGGTAGTGTTGTTGTTGGTGCTGTTCGTACAGCTTCTAAAAAATTAGGAGATAAAGTTATTGGTAGTACAGCAGTAGGTGTTCCTAGTGCGGCTGCTATAGTTAAACTACGTAGTGAATTAAAGAAAGCTAAGACTGCAGAGGAAAGAGCTAAGTTACAAACACGTATTGAAAAAGAAGTTGCAAAGGTTCAAGCTGCAAAACAAAAAGCTAAAGACAAAAGTGATACTAAATCACGTACAGAAAACACCAATACTCGTCGTGGAGTCAATATGAAAGTACCATCAAAGCGTGTATCTAAATCTAAACCGGGTGTAAAGAAATCTCTTAGACCTAAGTTACGACCCTAGTATGAATACACGTAATTACAAATCTGAATATAGCAATTACCACGCTTCTCCTACACAAAAAAGAAGACGGGCCTCACGTAATTCTGCTAGAAGTGCCATGACTAAAACAGGCGTGGTGCGTAAGGGAGATAATAAAGACGTTGATCATAGAAATGGTAATCCATTAGATAATAATAAAAAGAATTTAAAAGCAAAACCTAGAGCTACAAATAGATCATTTCCTAGAACTAGGAATGCTCGTAAAAAGTAATTACTTTGTTGCATAGCAGCATTGCAATAATAGCTGTATAAATTTTAACTTGAACATGGTATAACTATACTTGGTAAGTAAGGAGAAAAATACCATGTTCAAGATTTTATTAAACGGAATACGTAACTTTTTTATTGAAATTCAAAAGACACAAGAAAAAAGAGTAGCCTATTGGCAATTAAAAAATATGACGGATCAAACTTTAAAAGACATAGGTATGACAAGAGGAGAAATCTATGACAAAATATACAATAAATAGTGTTACACTTGCTGCATTTATTACGTTAAGTGTAGCAAGCACAGTATCAGCAAGAAATGTTGTTAATACTGCAGGATCATCTACCGTGCTTCCATTTGCAACAATAGTTGCAGAACAATTAGGCAATAACCCAAAATATAAAACGCCTATCGTTGAATCTGGAGGTTCTTCTATTGGTAAAAAAAGTGTATGCCAAGGTTCAGGTAAAGAATATATTGACATAGGCAATGCTTCTTCACGCATGAAACCTAAAGAGTTAGAGTTTTGTAATAGTAATGGTGTAAAACTTACAGAAATAAAAGTAGGTTATGATGGTATTGTAGTAGCTAATTCAAAAAAAGGAATACCTCTTGTTATATCTAAAGTTAATTTAGGAAAAGCATTAACAGCAAAGATACCACAAAAAGACGGGACATGGGTAGATAATCCATATAAAAAATGGAGTGACATTGATTCTACTTTGCCTGATATTAAAATCCGTGTATATGGACCTCCCACTACATCAGGAACTCGTGCTTCTTATGTAGAGATGGTAAATCAAAAAGGTTATTGTGCTAAAGATAAAGTTGCTAAAGCAGCATCTATAGCTCGTAATGATAAAAAAGGAAAACTTTGTAGGGCAATACGTACAGATGGTGCTTATATTGAAGCAGGTGAACAAGATAATTTAATTGTAAGAAAATTGCAAGAAGACCCTAACACATATGGAATATTTGGTTTTTCTTACTTAGATCAAAATACGGACACATTACAAGGTGCTGTAATATCTGGAACTGAACCTACTTTTGATGCAATTGCTGATGGAAGTTATTCTATATCAAGAGCTTTGTATATATATGTAAAACATTCACATATAGATTTTATTCCCGGTTTACAGGCTTATATGGAAGAATGGGCAAAACATTGGAATGAAGAAGGTATTTTGTCTGACGCAGGTATGATTCCTATGCCTGAAGAAGAAAGATTAGAAATGTTAACAAGAATTAAAACATTGCCTGTTTTAAAAGTACAAGACTTAGAATAGTAAAGAAGGGTTTTCTACATGACTACTAAAAGTAAATCAACAGTAAATAAAGCAGGTAATTATACTCAACCCGGAAAACGTAAACAAATTTTTAACAGGATAAAAGCTGGAAGTAAGGGCGGTAAACCGGGGCAGTGGTCAGCACGTAAAGCACAAATGGTTGCTAAAGCCTATAAAGCTGCAGGTGGAGGTTACACGTAATATGGCTAAAGACCCTAAATTAGGCACAGGTAAAAAACCTAAAGGGTCTGGTCGTAGGCTATACACTGACGAAAATCCAAAAGATACTGTACCGATTAAGTTTGGTACAGTAAAAGAAGCAGAGGCTACAGTTAAAAGAGTAAGAAGATCAGGTAAATCTTTTGCTAGAAAAATTCAGATATTGACAGTTATGGAACAACGTGCTAAAGTTATGGGCAAGAAAGCTGTTGTAGAAGTAGCTAGAAAAGCAAAAGAGAGGTTAAGAAAAGAGAATGCCCTATCTTCAAAGTAATATTCCACATTTTAAAGCGTGGGTTCGTCGTGAATATACAAAAAATATGCAAGAGTATCATGGTGATTTTTTACATTGCATGGTAGTTGCAGTTACTACAATGCCAAATAGAACATTAAGTTTTCAAGTAATTTTTACTGGATTTGAAGTTGACGATGAGGATGAGCCTAATGTACATGGGGGTGCTATGTGGGCTAGAATGCCTCTTACAGCGTTAATAGCAGACACACCTTATGAAGAATGGCCTATTGAATTACCTCCTTATTTAGCCCAGCCTTGGGACTGTATGTCTCATTGGCACTCTGTTTATAAAATAGAACGTGCAAGTCCTGCACCTTGGATTGCAAAAGTCGATGGGGATTTTTACCCTGCTAAATATTATTTTACGGTAGATTATACGGATAGTGAAGTAGCAGATGATCCTGCACAACACAAACAGTCTCATGTATTAGAATTGTTAGATGCAGGAGAATATACAGGTAACATAGTTGCGTTGCCTAATAATAGAGTGAGAGTAACTCATCCAGCATGGTTTGAAGTAGGTGAAGGAGCACCTGATTTTAGACCTAATCAACATATTTTTAATTCTAAAGAAGATGTTGAATATATTTGGGATACTAAAAGAGTATTCAATAATTTATATAGAGAGGACTAACATTATGGCAATGCATAAAAAGAAGAGTATGGCACGTGGTGGCATGAAGAAAAGAGGCATGGCACGTGGCGGTATGCCTATGAAAAAAGACCCTAAAACTGGTAAAATGATTCCTGCTTTTGCAATGGACGGTAAAGGTAAGATGCAAAAAGGTGGTATGGGTAAAAAAGGCTATGCTAAAGGCGGCATAGGCACAAAAGGTGCAGCTAAAGGTGGAGCAATGGCACTTAAAGATATTCGTGCTGCGGCTAAACTAAAAGGCTATAAACTTGTAAAGATTACATAATGACTTTAACTAAGTCACAAAAAAGTTTAAAGTCTTGGACTAAACAAGATTGGAGAACTAAAAGTGGAAACCCTTCGACTCAAGGTCCAAAAGCTACAGGCGAACGTTATTTACCAGCGAGTGCTATTGAGGCTATGGATTCAAAAACGTATTCAGCTTCTTCTGCAAAAAAAAGAAAAGATACAAAAGCAGGTAGACAATTTTCTAAACAGCCTAAAAAAGCTGCTAGTATTTCCAAGCGTTATAACAGAAGATTTTCATAAAGATAGGAAAAATAAGTAATGGTTGATCTTGCAATGGAACGAGTTCTTAAATGGCAATTAATGCCACGACTTATGATGTTAGCTGTAACTATATTAACTTATCAAGCAGTTCATTGGTTTATGTCTTTACCTGATCCGTCTATTCAACAATCAGGATTGGTATCTATTTGTATGGGTGCTCTTACAGGTTGTTTTGCCGTTTGGTTAAATAACGAAAGGGACAAATAGTGTTAGGTAACATTTTTTCTAGTATTGCAGGATTAGCTACAAGCATTATTGATGCTAAGACCCAAGTAAAACTCACTGAGGCTGAAATAAAAAAGAAACAGTTAACAGGTGAGATTGATTGGGACTTGGAAGCCATGAGAGCTACACAGAACTCATGGAAAGATGAGTGGATCACCCTACTTTTTTCAGTACCACTCATCTTAGCTTTTTGTGGAGATTGGGGAAATACTGTTGTAGCAGCAGGTTTTGCATCTTTAGAGACTATGCCAGTATGGTATCAGGTTGCTCTTGGAGGTATTGTATCAGCTAGTATAGGAATGAGATCAGTAAGTAAATTCTTTGGAAAAGGATAATATTATAAAGTTTCCTCAGTTATCTGAAATAGATAAACAGTTTGTTGTTTTAGAAAAACAGCAGGAACTAATAAGAGAACAGGCTAAGATTATATTGGAGAGAAATACTAATGACATTTAAACTTTCACAACGAAGTATTGATCGTATGAAGGGTATTGACCCTGATCTTCAAAAGGTAGTAGAGGAAGCAATTAAAATAACAGAGGTAGACTTTGGTGTAACTTGTGGCATGAGAACTGTTGCAGAACAAGAAGAGCTTGTAGCCAAGGGTGCTAGTCAAACTATGAAAAGCAAACACTTAGAAGGTCGTGCAGTTGATCTTGTAGCCTATTTAGGTCCAAGAATATCTTGGGAGTTAAATCTTTATGATGACATTGCTAATGCTATTGCTATTGCTGCTGCTAAAGTAAACATACCTATAAAATGGGGAGCAGCTTGGACTGTTGGAGACATATCTACCTATCAAGGCAAAATGGAAGATGCAATGAATGAGTATATTGATCTTCGTAGATCAAAAGGTCGTAGGCCATTTATTGATGCTCCACATTTTGAGATGATTTAACATGACACGCAAACTTACAGAAAAACAACAAATGTTTCTTAACGTACTTTTTGATGAGTGCGGCGGTGATATTCTTTTGGCTAAACGTATGGCAGGTTATGCTGATAGCTATAGCACTTCAGAAGTTGTAAAAAGTATAAAAGAAGAAATACTTGAAGCTACACAAATGTATATGGCACGTAATGCCCCTAAAGCAGCTATGGCTATTGTAGGAGGTTTACATGATCCTACAGAGTTAGGCATTCGTGATAAAGTAGCATCAGCTAAAGAGTTATTAGATCGTACTGGTTTAGTTAAAACTGAGAAAATGCAAGTAGAAGCTAAAGGTGGTGTTATGTTAATGCCAGCTAAAGCATTAGAACTTGAGTGTGACTGCGAAGAAAGTAAAGAAATATGTGACTGCGATGATTAAGCCTTTAGGTGAATGGAAATTACCTCAACCTATAGACATACAAGTAGAAAATGAATGGGTAGAAATACCCAAAGTAGCACGTACAATACCTTTTGGTTACGAAATTCACCCTGATGATGATGGTCTATTAAAGCCGATACCTGACCAATTAAATAAATTAGCACAAGCTAAAAAACACTTAAAGCAATATTCTTATAGAGAAGTTGCTAACTGGTTAAGTGCAAATACAGGGAGAAGAATATCCCATGTAGGTTTAATGAAACGGTTAAAACATGAGCGAAAAAGAAAACAACAAGCTGCAAACTTACGCAGATGGGCAGAATATGCGAAAAAGGCAATCGCCAAAGCGGAGACCCTCGAAAAGAAAAGACTTGACAGCCAAGCGGAAACAGAAACAACAACCTGTTAAAGAATTAAAATCAGATATTAATTTTATTAAAAAAGTTCAAGAAGAACATAATGTTATTTTTAAACCTAATGAGGGTCCACAAACAGAGTTTTTAGCAGCTAGTGAACGAGAAGTATTATATGGTGGCAGTGCTGGTGGAGGTAAATCTTATGCAATGCTATCTGATCCTTTAAGATATATGGGTAATTCTTCTTTTACTGGATTATTATTGCGGCATACTACAGAAGAACTAAGAGAACTTATTACAAAATCACAAGAATTATATCCTAAAATTTGGCCGGGAATTAAATGGTCGGAACGTAAAATGCAATGGACTGCTCCATCAGGTGCTACTTTATGGATGAGTTATTTAGATAAGGATCAAGATGTTACTAAATATCAAGGATTGGCATTTAGTTGGATCGGTTTTGATGAACTTACACAATGGGCTACACCTTTTGCATGGAATTATATGAGATCACGTTTACGTAGTTCAGACCCATCATTACCTCTTTCAATGAGAGCTACTACAAACCCCGGCGGTAGAGGACATGGCTGGGTAAAAAAAATGTTTATTGATCCTTCTCCTGCAGGTAAATCTTTTCCAGCTACAGACATAGAAACAGGTGAGCCTTTAAAATATCCTGCAGGTCATGTTAAAGCAGGTAAATATTTATTTAGACGAAAATTTATACCTGCCAGATTAAAAGACAATCCTTATCTTGCTAATCAAGGTGATTATGAAGCAATGCTTTTGTCTTTACCAGAACAACAACGTAAACAGTTACTTGAAGGTGATTGGGACATTAAAGAAGGCGCAGCTTTTACAGAGTTTAATAGAAATACACATGTAATCGAACCTTATACTATACCAAATAATTGGGTAAAATTTAGGGCATGTGATTATGGATATGGAAGTTATTCAGGGGTTTTGTGGTTTGCTGTATCTCCTAGTGAACAATTAGTTGTATATCGTGAATTATATGTATCAAAAGTATTAGCTACTGATTTAGCTGAAATGATATTAGATTTAGAAGCAGGAGATGGCGGTTTACGATACGGAGTTTTAGATTCTTCTTTGTGGCATAAAAGAGGAGATACAGGACCATCGCTTGCAGAACAAATGATTATGAAAGGATGTAAGTGGCGTCCATCAGATAGAAGTAAAGGTTCACGTGTATCAGGAAAAAATGAAATACACAGGCGTTTACAAATAGATGAATTTACAGATGAACCAAGATTAGTATTTTTTAATAGTTGCATAGAAACAATTTCACAATTCCCTGCCATACCTTTAGATAAAAAAAATCCAGAAGATGTAGATACTAATTCAGAAGACCATTTGTATGACGCATTAAGATATGGTATAATGTCAAGACCTCGTTTTAGTATATGGGATTACGACCCTCAAAGTGGTCCTATAAATAAAATGCCTGTAGCTGATGCTACTTTTGGATATTAAGGAATTATAATGGAAGAAGATAACACATTTATTGAAGAAGAGTCAATTGCATTAGAAGACAGTAATCAATCTTCTTTGGACGATTATAAAACTAATAACATTATTCCTTACATTGAAGGAAGGTATAAACGTGCAGAAGATTATAGAAAACAAGACGAAGAACGGTGGCTTACTGCTTATAGAAATTATCGTGGCATATATGGTCCTGATGTACAATTTACAGAAGCTGAAAAATCTAGGATTTTTATTAAAGTAACAAAGACTAAAACACTTGCAGCATATCAACAAATTGTTGATATTATGTTTGCAAATAATAAATTTCCTCTTACTGTTGATCCTACAGAATTACCTGATGGAGTTGTAGAAAATGTAAGTTTTGATCCTAAAGAACCAGAAGAACTAAAAGAACAAAACAAATCGGAATCTCCATATGGATTTAAAGGTGATGGAAAAACTTTTCCACTTGGTGCAACAGTTAAAACATTAGAAGAAAAACTAGGCCCACTTACAGATAAATTAGAAAACATAGAAGGGTTAAAAGAAGGTGCTGGCACAACACCTACCGCTATAACTTTTAGCCCTACTATGGTTGCTGCTAAAAAAATGCAGAAAAAAATACAAGATCAATTAGAAGAGTCAGGAGCAAATAAACATTTAAGAAATACAGCATTTGAAATGTCTTTATTTGGTACAGGTGTAATGAAAGGACCATTTGCTGTAGACAAAGAATATCCTAATTGGGATGATGAAGGCGAGTATTCGCCTATAATTAAAACAGTGCCTCAAGTATCACATGTATCTGTTTGGAATTTTTATCCTGATCCAGATGCAAATAATATGGACGAAGCTCAATATGTAATAGAACGACATAAAATGTCTCGCTCTCAATTAAGAGCATTAAAAAAACGCCCTTACTTTCGAGGAAATGTAATTGATGATGCAATTGATTTAGGAGAAAATTACACTAAAGAAGGATGGGAAGACGATTTATCTGATTATGCACCAGAACATGGCATAGAAAGATACGAAGTCCTTGAATATTGGGGCATTGTAGATGTAGATATGCTTAATGAACATGATGTAGATATACCGAATGAGTTGTCTGAATTAGATGAATTACAAGCAAATGTGTGGATTTGTAATGGGAAATTGCTACGTCTTGTTATTAATCCTTTTAAACCTGCAAAAATACCATATCATGCTGCCCCCTATGAATTAAATCCTTATTCGTTTTTTGGGGTAGGTATAGCCGAAAACATGGACGATACACAAACATTAATGAACGGTTTTATGCGTATGGCTGTAGATAATGCAGTATTGTCTGGTAATTTACTTATAGAAATTGATGAAACAAACTTAGTTCCCGGTCAAGACTTATCATTGTATCCCGGCAAAGTTTTTAGACGCCAAGGCGGTGCGCCGGGGCAAGCTATTTTTGGTACTAAGTTTCCTAATGTGGCGTCAGAAAATTTACAATTGTTTGATAAAGCACGTGTACTTGCAGATGAAAGCACGGGTTTTCCTAGTTTTGCACATGGACAAACAGGTGTGCAAGGAATAGGTCGTACTGCATCAGGTATTAGTATGCTTATGAATGCAGCGCAAGGTAGTATTAAAGCTGTAGTAAAAAATGTAGATGATTATTTATTGCGACCATTAGGTGAAGGTTTATTTAGATTTAATATGCAATTTGATTTTGATTCTTCTATTAAAGGCGATTTAGAAGTTAAAGCACGTGGCACAGAAAGTCTTATGGCTAATGAAGTACGCAGTCAAAGACTTACACAATTTATGCAAATTGCATCTTCACCTGCTCTTGCTCCTTTTACAAAATTTCAATATATTATTAGAGAAATTGCAAAATCGCTTGATCTTGATCCCGACAAAGTAACTAATAATATGGATGAAGCTGCATTACAGGCAGAACTTATGAAAGAATTTAAACAAGATCAACCACAGCCACCTCAAGGCCAACCACCAATGGATGCATCTGGTGTAGGCGGTGCAACTGTAGGTACAGGTAATGTACCAGCACCGGGACAAGAAGGATTTACAGGAAATGAACAACCCCCTAATCAACAACCTCAAGCTACTGGTAGCGAACCAACAGGAGTGGGACCACTTCAATAATTATGTAGAGGATTTAATTAAACAACAACAAAGGTCTATGGAACAGGCAGATGAAAGTGTTATAGTTTATAGAGCGCAAGGCGCAATACATACATTACGCAGATTACTTTTATTAAGGGAAGAGGTACTACAGAATGGGTCTACTTACTAAACTTGGTAAAACAGTTATAAAAGCTGCTGATAAAGCTCAAGATATTAATAAACAAATGTCTTTAGATTTACCTGAGATAATTGAAGACACACCTATTAAAACTTCTGTAGTAACAGATGATCTAGCTGATGAAGCTACGGAAATGTTAGGCAATAAAGAAGCTATAGATAATTGGAAAAAAGAAAACAAAGTACCTAAAGAAGAAAGTAAACGTAGAAAACAAAGAAAGTTTTCAAAACAGGCTAAAGATTTACAGGCAGGTATTATGTCTGGTCCTGAGTATAGAAAATATATTAGAGAAAATCAACCTGCTACATCTTTTACACCTGAAGATTTAAAAACAATGATGCCTAACTTTAAACAAGTTGTAGGTGCATTAACTAAAGATAAATCAGATAGTGGCATTTTAGGATTAAATAGTAGTTTAGATAAAGGTAATATAGTAAGTTCTCGTTTAGATATACCTGCATACAATGAACACGATATTTGGGTAACAAGTATTGTAGATAAAGAAAAAGGTAAATTATATGGAAGAACAGCAGTTTTAAAAAATGTAAATTTTGATATGACTAATAGGGGAGCTAAAAAATTAGCTCTTGATATTGCTACTGAAGCAAAGAAAACAAAAAAAGTTTTAGATAAAGAAACAGGCGAAAGAGTACCTCAAGAATTTACACAAACTAAAACTCCTTTTGCAACTATGAAAGGTGAATGGCAAGATTTTTCTGATAAAGATGCATTTGCTTTAGCTGAAAAATATATTAATGATCCTGAATGGATTCAAGTAGGATTTAATCCTGAAAGACATAGTTTTTTTTACGATAAAGAAACAATGATGCCTGTATTTAATGCAGATGCTGTTGTACAAATAGGAGCGTTGGTATTAGCAAAAGTACCAAAATTAACTACTCCTGCCCTCAAAGCAGAACGTATAAATAAATTACGTAAACTACGCATAGATAATATGCCTGAAGGAGCAAGACCTGCTACTTTTAAGGAAGGTGGATTAGTACCAATGGATAATCAAATGAACTTTGCACTAGGTGGACTTAACGATGAAGGTGGTGAGATTGATGAAGTATCAGGCAATCGTGTACCTATTGGCGGCACTAAAGAAGGTGTGCGTGATGATATTGAAATTAGTATAAGTGAAGGTGAGTTTGTTTTTCCTGAAGATGTAGTAAGATATATAGGCTTAGACAAACTTATGAAAATTAGACAAGATGCTAAAATAGGTCTTAAAAAAATGGAAGCTATGGGTCAAATGGGCAATAGTGATGAAGCTACTTTGCCTGACGATCTTCCTTTTACTGCATCTGATCTTATTGTTGTAGGAGATGTTAATCAACCTATGGAATTTAATGAAGGGGGATTTGTTGTAAGACCTTTGCCTATACAAAATGTACCTACATCTTCAAATGAAAAATCTGATTATTCTAGTTATGCTAATTCTTCTTATATACTTACAAAAGAATTTAAAAATGCAAAAGGCGACAGCACTATTATTACTTTTATTAACGGAGAACCTGTTATTCCTATTCCAGAAGGATACGTAGAAGTTGTAAAAGGAAACGAATCTGAAGAGGCAAATATAATTAATAATGCTGTAAAAGAAGTTGAACAAAATTTTAATGATGATGGAGCTATGCAGCGTATAGAACGTGAAGAAGCAAGAGCAACTGCTATTGATTATTCATCTATGTCTTCAGATCAATTTTTTGATAGGATGAAATACGAATCTACAGACGGGTATACTGCAAGTCAAAGTATTGGAGTGGGTATCGCTCTTTTAATTCCTAAATTTGGTGGGGTAACACAAGCAGCATTAAAAATAGATCAACGTCAAAAAGTAGCTACTATGCAAAATGCCATTAACAATTTACCTGATGGTCCTAAAAAACAAGAATATCAAGCTATATTAAACGGATATCAAGAAAGTAAAAATTTTAATTCTGATGCAAAAAAAGGTATATTAAGTTCCATAGTTGGAGAAGTGTCTAATTTTTTAGGTGAAGTTGCAAGTGTTGCAGGGCTTAATTTAAACATCAACCAAGTAGAATCAATTGCAAACAATGCTACTACTGCAGTTATAACAGCAAATAAACCTGCTTCTAATTCTGAGTCTCCTAATGTAAAGAAATCTCTTAGACCTAAGTTACGACCTGAGTTTAGTAATCAATCTGATCTCCCTATTACGGATGCTTCTCAACCACCAATGGCAAATACTCCATATTTAGGCGAAGATGCAATAAATGCAATGCAGTCAAATATTACTTTAACCAATCCTCGTAGCGGTGATGGTAAATATTTTAAAAAAGGCATAAAAGCCCGTGAAGCAGGAGCCTCACCACCTTTAAGTACAGATTTTCAACAGAGTGCTTCAACTAAACCAGCACCAAAATTAATAAATCCAAAAGACCCTAGATTTTTAGGTGGAGATAGACCTGCCCAAGTAGAGTCTAGAGCTAATCAAGCAGATATAAAACTTGCCCAAGCCGAGGACAATCTAGAACAAGTAGAAACACAACAAAAGTATATGCAAAATCCTGTACCTACACTTTTGCCAGAAGAAATGAAAGCTGTTAAAGATCGGCCTGATGAGTTAAGTTTTGGCTCTCAAGGATTTGAATATGATCCCAATACACAAAGTAATATTCCTCGACAGAAATCTTTTGAAGTTAGTCCTAATATGAGTCAATTAGATCAAAATGCTTTAAAAACTAGAAATCAATTCAAATCCGAAGCTAGTGAGTTTGCTATTCCTGATCCTTCTAATGTTCCTACTCTAACTGTTGATAGTCGTAGACCTGATATGCTTGGCTATACTCAGACTAGGGATAGCAACATACCTACTACTCCAGTAGTTTCCACATTAAACCCTGAAGAATTTAGAGAACAAGAACGGATACGATCTGGTGTTCCTACTTTTAAAGACCCTGAAGAATTTAGAGAACAAGAACGGATACGATCTGGTGTTCCTACTTTTAAAGACCCAGTAGTTTCTACATTAAACCCTGAAGAATTTAGAGAACAAGAACGGATACGATCTGGTGTTCCTACTTTTAAAGACCCTGCTTCAACTTTTTCTAAAAAACCAAAACCTGTTAAAATTACAACTCAAGAAAGAAAACGTGTTGAAAGGGCTAAATCTCTTATACCTGATAGGGTACGTTTTTCTGATGATTATGTAAACGCAAAAAATAGTGGTTTTACAGGAAGTAGCATTGGAGGTTACGCTGTAGGTAAAATTTCTGGTGATAAAGACCCACAAGGTGTTATGGTTAATGATGATGGTAAAGTTACTAAAGTAAGAGATTTAAGAGACAAAAAAGAATATGGAGGTATTTCAATTAATGTTTCTGATGCTGCTACTGTATTTAAAGATATTAATGGTGTTGAGTTTGTTAAAACAGGTTTGTTAGGAAGGGGTAGAGCAACTTTAGACGGAAAAAAATATACAGGACCGGGAATTAAAAATGTTGCATATCAACAACGTGAATTAAATAAACCTAAACCAAAACCTACTAGAAAACAAAAAGCAAATAAAGAAGGAACTCGTTACAATGTAAAAGACGATGGTACTACTTATAAAGCACCAGCCGATCCTGAAGGAAATAAGGGAGGGTTTAAGAGTTTTAAAGATATGTTTGATGGTGGCGGCCCCGGTGAAAGTGCTGAAGAAGAAGTAAAAAGAGGAGGCGGCGATGGTGGTTATTCTTTTGATAAAGGAGGGTTGTTATCAAAACGTAAACGTGTTAAAATAAATACAAGTAAACGTGGTTTAGCTACACGTTAAAACAGTTAGTTAGAACTGGCTACTCACCCCCCTACAACACAGGCTACGGTGGCCCCAGTAAATAGGAAATACAATGGAACCTGAAGTATTAGAAAATCAAGAGCCTACAAAAAAATCTATAATTAAACGTAAAAGTAAAATACATGAACGTATAGAAAAAGACGAAAAAGAATTAAAACAAATGCTTGAAGAAGCACAAGAAAGTACACAACCACAAGAAGATAAGGAAGTAGAACCAGAGCCAGAAAACGCTGAAGAAAAAAGTTACAAAAAACGCTATGCTGATTTACGTAGAGGATCACAAAAAGCAAAAGCAGACTTAGAGCAACGTATTATAGCTTTAGAATCTCAACTAAAAGAAACTGCCGCAAAAAAAATTAAATTACCTAAATCAGATGAAGATATTGATGCATGGGCAAAAGAACATCCTGAGATAGCTGCAATTATAGAAACTATTGCAATTAAAAATGCACGTGAACAACAAGCAGGTTTACAAGAACGTGTAAAAGAAATTGATCTTATGCGAGAAACAGCATCAAGAGAAAAAGCAGAAATAGAATTATTGCGTTTGCATCCTGATTTTAGTGAAATTCGTGACAGTGATGATTTTCACGATTGGGCAGAAGAACAGCCTAAATGGGTACAAGAAGCATTATATGAAAATGAAGAAGATGCAAGATCAGCAGCACGTGCTATTGATTTATATAAAGTAGATCGCAATATAAAATCTAAAAAATTACCTACAGAAAAAGATGCTGCTAAAACTGTAAGTAATAAAAGTAGTCGCAATTCACCTGACTCTAGCTCTAACAATAATAAATTCAGTGAGTCTAAAGTTAATAAAATGTCTGCGAATGAATACGAAAAGTATCAAGATTCAATTATGGAAGCTATTAGAACAGGAAATTTTATTTATGATCTTTCTGGTAGCGCACGATAAAAAGTACTTGACAATAAAAAATAAAAAGATATAACTATACTTAACAAGTTTAATGCAACCCCATATATAATTGGATTACTTGCATTAAACTTTATTATCACAAACATAAATAAGGTATAAAGACTACCTAAATCTACGGCCCATTTTGTAAAAGGTAGGCCAACTTTTTACAACAATGTTACCCTATAGAATTAGCCTCATTAAAACCATTTGTAGTTTGTATCTGTGTCTAATGCAAGGAGAAATACAATGGCATTTCAGACAGCGGCGGGTTATAATAATCTCCCTAATGGAAATTTTAGCCCCATTATCTACTCCAAACAGGTACAGCTTGCATTCCGCAAAAGCACTGTAGTTGGAGACATCACTAATTCAGAATATTTTGGAGAAATTAGTGGACAAGGCGATACAGTTAGGATTCTTAAAGAACCTGAAATTTCTGTATCAGAGTATGCACGTGGCACAAATGTCACTGCTCAAGACCTTGAGGATACTGATTTTCAATTAGTTATTGACAAAGCAAATTATTATGCTTTTAAAATGGATGACATTGAAGAAGCACATTCTCATGTAAATTTTATGCAACTCGCAACAGATCGTGCTGCATATCGTTTAGCTGATCAACATGATCAAGAAGTTCTTGGTTATATGGCTGGTTATAAACAGTCTGCTTTGCATACTGTTGCTGGCGCATTAAATGATCAAGTTAATGGAACCAAAGCGGTTACTACTGCTGGTGCAAACGAATTGCTTGCATCTATGCAATTGCATAAAGGTGATTTCGGTAATATTACTACAGGTTCTGCTGGTACTCATTCTATTCCAGTAGCTGCACGTTTACCGGGTGCCACTTCTTTGCCAACAACAACCGTATCTCCTGCGATGATTATATCTCGCATGAAACGTTTGCTTGATCAACAACAAGTTGATAGTGCAAATCGTTGGTTAGTGGTTGATCCAGTATTTATGGAAATCCTCGCTGATGAAGATTCCCGTTTTTTAAATGCTGATTATGGTGAATCAGGTGGACTACGTAATGGTTTGACTATTAACAACTTTCATGGTTTTCGTTTGTATACTTCGTCTAACCTGCCTTCAGTAGGTACAGGCGCAGGTACTTCTGGAACTGCAAACCAGCTTACTAACTTTGGTGTAATTATGGCAGGACATGAATCTGCTGTTGCAACTGCAGAGCAGATTTCTAAAACAGAAACCTACCGTGATCCTGATAGCTTCGCTGACATTGTTCGGGGAATGCATTTGTATGGTCGTAAGATTCTTCGCCCAGAAGCAATCGTTACTGCCCGTTATAACGCAGCGTAAGGAGATATACAATGGCTACTTTTGACATGACTCTAAAAACTACTCCCGGCGTTGGCGCTAATAGTATTGCACAACATACCAATGTAGGCAATCCTGTACGCACTATAGAACGTATCTTGGATATTGATGCCATGATTGTTGCTGGTGCTACTATTGCAGACGGTGATATATTTCAATTACTTGAAATTCCTGCTCAATCAATTATTCTTTTTGCAGGGGCAGAAATACTTAAACCGTTTACTGCATCATGTACGTGTAATATTGACTTCGCTGCTGGCGATGACATCATTGATGGTGGTGATCTAACACAAGCAGCAGGTACTTATCTTGTAAAAGGTACTAATGGTGAAACCAACCTTGTCAACACAGGAGCAGCTTCTACCTTTGCGGCAGAAAATCTAGCTCTCGTTGGCACTGCAGATACCATTGATGTAACTATTGCAGGTGCAGCGGCAACTACTGGTAAACTGCGTTTGTACGCATGTGTAGCGGATATTTCGGCAGCAATGACGCCATCGGCGCTTGCTGATCGTGATTATCTTGCATAAGTAAAAGTATTAAGTAGGTTGTGTAAAAACAGCCTACTTATATTTTGTTCTATGAAAGGATTATAGAATGGCAGCTACAGTAACTACAGCAATGTGTACTTCTTTTAAAGAAAATCTGTTAAAGGGTAAGCATAATTTTGACAACGGTGATACTTTCAAAATTGCTCTTATTAGTGCAGATTCTTCTGCTACGGGTACATATGACGCCACTACTACTTCTTATACTCAACTTCAAGGTAATGGAGAAGTTAGTGGCGGTGGTTATTCTGCAGGTGGGCAAGCCTTAGACAGTCCTACTGTTACTACATCAGGAACTACAGCTTTTGTTGATTTTGCTAATGAAACATTTTCAACTGTAACTGTTTCAGCAATTGGTTGTTTAATTTACAACGATAGTGATTCTGGAAAATTAGCGGTAGCTACTTTTAGTTTTGGTGGTACAGTAAGTTCTACAGCAGGTGATTTTACTATTCAGTTCCCAACTGCAAATGCAACCAACGCAATTATTCGTATTGCGTAAAAAATAACATTACCCAAAAAAGGAGTATTATATCGTGGTAAAATTTGTAAATAGAGCCAAGATGCAAATATCTACTACGGGTAATGTGTCTAGTATAACTATGTCTAATACACCTCCTGATGGATTTCAAACATTTCAAAGTGCTGGAATTGTTACAGGAGATACTATTAGCTATACTATTGAAAGTGGTGACACCGCATTTGAAGTAGGTACAGGAACTGTAACTATTTCTGGCGGTGTTACTACGTTATCTAGGGATACAGTTTTAACTGGTAGTCTTGGTGCAGGTAATAGGATTAATGTTGGTAACAGTGTTGCAGGAACAGAATCTTTTGTTTTTGTAACTTCAACTGCAGAAGATATGACAAATGCTAGTACACCTGTTATTACTACGGCAATATCAAGTCCACAATCTGCAGAAGTTCTTGCATGGAATGGCACGGCATGGGCTAACGCTACACAATTTTCTGGAACTACAGTTTCGGCAAACGCACCTGCTTCTCCTCAAGAAGGCGATATTTGGGTAGATGAAGCAACTCTTAAAAATTATATTTATTATACGGATCAATCAGGCGATAACTATTGGATTGAAACATTACCTGTAGGACCAACAGGACCAACGGGGTCACAGGGATCGACAGGAGAGGCTGGTACATCAGCTAGTGTCGTTGCTAATCAAACTGCAATGAATGCTCTTACAGGTATAAATGCAGGACACTTAGCTTATGTTACGGCAGACAAAGCTATGTTTAGCTATGACGGTACTGCATGGACAAGATTTGCCTATAGTGCAGATAATAATGCTGCTGGCGTTAGTCGTGTAGTAGCTAATATGGCAGCTTTGATTGCAGTTACAGGAATGAATACAGGAGATATTGCTCTTGTAAATGATTTAAAAAAACTATTTATGTATACAGGAGTTGGTTGGTATGTAATTGCTACTATTACAAATGATTCTCCTTCTGCAATTTCGGGGGTTAATGCTACTTATACTTTATCACAAGACGCAACACCAACTGTTATTACTGCAATAGCTACCGACCCAGAAGGGTTTCCTTTAACTTGGTCTTACTCAGTATCAGCAGGTTCCCTAGGAAGTATAGCTACTGTATCTCAATCAGATAATGTATTTACTATAACGCCTAGTACAACTGATGCAGGTACTTTTAGTTTAACTTTTAGCGCTACAGATAATATAAACGGAGCAGTTAGTGCTTCTAGTGCTTTTACTTTAGCTTTTATAAGTTGGGCTGTTCCTACATTATCTCAAGAAATAGCAACAAGTAATACTAGTGGAGCTTATAGGCCATTCTTTGGCGGCGGCACTGATATTTCTAATGAGGGAACGGCTGTAATTGGACATCGTCAAGGATTTACTAATGGTTATGGTGGTATTAGAATAGTTAAATTATCGGGCAGTACTTGGTCAGTAGAACAAGATATTGAAAATTATATAGATTCAAGTCTTAACTCTAATTATCAATACTATTTAGGTGATTGTGTAAGTATATCTAATGATGGAAATACTGTAGTAGCTTCTAATACTTCTAACGGAAATTTAAACTACGTTTATACAAGAAGTGGAAGCACTTGGAGTTTTCAACAAGTAATAGGTAATGACAGTTCTACTTATAATACTCAACTAGAACGTATGAATATTAATGCTATATCTGGTGATGGAAATACTATTGCATTAGGCAGTAATCCTAGGGGTAGTAATTCTGGAACTACAGTAGATAAAGTATATGTATATAAAAGAACAGGCACTACTTGGGCAGCAGAAACAATATCAGTTCCTACTGAAGTTAGTAATCAAGGCGGTGGTGCTGCTTTTGGTAGATGGGTTAGTTTATCTTCTGATGGAAATAAACTTGCAACAGGCTCTTCAGGATTAGATGTAGGTGCAACAAATGCTGGTGGAGCATGGATTGCAAATAGAAGTGGGTCTACTTGGTCTTGGGAAAGTAAAATACATTTTGGTACTCCTGCAAGTAATGCCAATTGTGGTTTTGGTCAACTGGGTAATATGTCTTCAGACGGTAATTATTTATTAGCAGGAAATTTAGGAGCCAATCAAGAGGCTTATGTTTTTTATTGGGATGGTTCTTCTTGGAATTTACAAGCAACTATTTCAGGAACTAACCCATCAACATATACTGAAACACTAGGACCGGGAGGTGCGGGAAGTTTTGACTCTTCTGGAAGTGTTTTAGCATTGCAAGGGCGTCAACAAGCTGCTTGGTCTACAAATATGGTTGGAACTTTTCAAGCAGATATTATTATATATAAAAGAACAGGTACAAGCTGGTCATATCTAGGTTATATTAGAACTCCTTTATCTTCAGATTTTTTTGGTTTTAACTCTTCTTGTGCTACATTATCAAGAAATAGTGAATATATGATTTTTGGAAATCCAGAAGCGCCTGATCAAAATGGAAATACTGGCGGTAGAGCATATATTTATAAACGAGGGTCTTAATTAATGGCAAAAGCAAACTTTCCTAGTTCGCCTAGTAATGGTGATACATTTACTGTAGGCAGCATACAATATACTTATGATTCTACTAAAGTAGTTTGGAATGCAGTTTCTACTGTTGCAAATACCATAAATGATATTGGAAATGTTAATGCACCATCTCCTACAAATAATCAAATATTAAAATTTTCTAATAGCACTTCAAAATTTGAATTAGCGGACTTACAATCTTCTGTTGCATTTAATGTAAATGGTCTTACAGATGTAAGTGCTGCTTCTCCTTCAGACGGTCAAATTTTAAAATATAACAGTAGTGCTTCACAATATGAATTAGCAGATGGTGCATCTATTACTGCTGTTACTGCTATGTCTGATCTTGCAGCACTTCCTAACCCTAAAGCTGGTGATACAGTTCTTGTTACTTCTTTAAATAAAATGTTTATATATTCTTATGCAGCACCAGTTACATTTGTTGTAACAGTTGTTAATGTTAGCGGTAGTAATGTATTTGCAATAGATGGTGTAAATAATGCTGCTCTTACATTAAATCGTGGAATGACTTATATATTTGATGTAAGCGATAGTTCAAATGCAACACATCCTCTAGGTTTTAAAACAGTTACAAATTTTGGTACAGCAAGTGAGGCTGAATCGGTTACTACTGCAGGGGTAGTAGTATCAGGTACTGCTGGTAGTTCTGGTGCAACTGTTACTTATACTGTGCCAAATGATGCTTCTACAAATTTAAAGTATTACTGCCAAACACATGGAAATGCTATGGGAGCAAATATAGTTACTTCAAGTTCTTCTGGTCGTGGATGGTTTGTAATTGCTACTGTAACTAATGCTTCTCCTACTAGTATTTCTGGAGTAGATGCTACTTATACTTTTGCTCAAGACGGCACACCTACAGTTATTACTGCAGTTTCTTCTGATCCAGAAGGATTACCTATTACTTGGAATTATGCAGTAACATCGGGTTCTTTAGGTTCAATAGCAACTATTAGTCAATCAGATAATGTATTTACTATAACTCCTAGCACATTAGAAGCTAATGCAGGTACTTTTAGTTTAACTTTTAGCGCTACAGATAATATAAACGGAGCAGTTACTGCAGTAAGTGCATTTACATTATCTTTTAGTCCACCACTTTTTACTAGAACATTAGAGGCATTTGTTACTAGTTCAAACACAAGTTATTATTCTAACTTTGGTTTATTTGGAGACTTTTCTGAAAGCAAGTATATTTTAGGTGCTGTTGAAGACAATAAAGCTATACTATATAATGCTACTAATAATACAGTTCTTAATACATTTACTGAGTCTCCAAACGGTAGCATTTCTAGATTTGGAGAATGTGCAATTAGTCAAAATTATGTAGCAGTTAGTGCTTATAATTCGGGACCAAACACTAATGCACCATCATATGGACAAACTGGTACTATTTACATATATAGTGCTTCTGATTATAGTGCAATTACTAATTTTCAAACTTTTGGGTCTAGTGCTAGAGCATATTTAGGAATGAATATGGGCTTTACACAAAATGGAAATTATCTCGTAGCTACTGCGCCAAGAGCAAATTTTGGTTCTACACCGACAGGTAAAGTAGTAGTATATGATGCTAATAATTCTTGGTCAGCAACTCAAATATCTTCACCTTTTTCTTCTGGTCCTTTTGCAGATTCAAATGCTGGTTTTGGTATTGGAGTAACTAATACTTATTTTGCAATAGGTTCTCCAAATTATGATAGCGGAAGTTACAGCAATGATGGTAGAGTTGATATATTTAATGCTACATCTCCATTTGCTCATTTTAGAACGTTTTTACCAGCATCATTAAGCGGAGTTGGTACTAATTTTCAATTTGGTTATTCTGTTGATGCTTGGGATGACTATGTAATTATAGGAAGTGGAACTTCATTTAATAAGGCTTGGATATATAGAATGTCAACAGGAGCACTTATAGTAGAGTTATCTACTCTTGTAACAGGAGAAAGTAATCAGTTTGGAAAATATGTTGGTATAGGCCCAAGTGGAGCAGTAGTTGCTGATACGGGCAATGACGAGGCTTTCTTTTTTAATCTAACTGACATAGCTAATGGAAATGTTACTGCTAATGGGTCTAGGGCTAAATCAGAATATACTGCAGGTGGACTAAATTTAAATGATTTTAGTGAAGGTATTAAAGTTAGTAAAGTTAGTAATAGAGTTTCAATTGGTACTTATTATCCTCAAATATCTGGTTCAAATACAGCTTCTAGGGCATACATATATAGTTAAAAGGGAATTTAGTTAGTGTTAGGATTTGCGCCAATAGCAAGTAATGCAGTAGCTGCAGCTAGTGTAAAGGAACTCTTTGGCCCTAAATTAACAAGTGTTCCTATTAACTCTAGTATTGAAAATGTAACTTTAACGGCAACTGCAATAATTGGTCCTACACCCGTAAGACAATTTAATAGTACGGTATATCATAATACTAATGCAGGTTTAACAGATTCAAGTGGCAATCCTTTACCTGCTAATTTTGTTGTCAAAAATAAAGAAGAGTTTCCTCTTGATAGTGGGGGAACAACAGTATCGTCAGAACATTATTTTGTACAATTTGGTATGGGGTTTTTTGATGCATCAACTACTGTAGAAAATTTATTAGATGTTAGTGGTAACGTATCTCAAGGATTTGTAAAAGGTACTGGAGAGGTTGGATTATCAGATCAATTTGCTAATCATTTTAGATTGCAAACAGGTGTTGACAATTCAGGAAATCCTATTTTTCATGCAGATACTCCCGAAAGATTTATTTATGATAGGTCTATTTATCAATTTCCCGGCGATTTATTTTATGATATAACAAAAGCTAATCTTAGTCAACCTTCAGGTACTCCTGCAGGAGCAATTCACAATCCAATAGATATAAATTTATTTTTTCCTCATAAAGCTGCAAATACAAAAGTATATAAAAATTCTGACAATGATGTAAAAAATATTAGATTTTATGGTTCTGTAGCTGATGAAACTATTCCTGCTGGTTATTCAGAAGATACTACAGCTACAGAAACATTAGGTGACTTTACTTTAGGTTTTAATGGTGTACCTGTGGTAGTTGGTGCAGAACGTGCCACTACTCGTATGTTAATTGTAATGCACAATCCTGCTGCTTCAGTTCCTGACAGTGGAATTATTTTACAAGGTCTAAGAACTTTAGACATAGATTTTACTATTAATCCATATCAGGTACAAACTTTTATAGGTAAATTATTACATCCTAATTTTGATTCACAACATGAATTGTTAATAGGGGGAACCTTACAAACTGTTGATGTTTATAATCCTAGACTTGATCCTCTTACAGATTGTGGTATGGAAGCATTTTATAACCCACCTCTTAAAGATGGATTGCCTTTTTTAGCTACAATAGAAAATTCAGATTCAACAAAACCTTTTACAGGACTAGAAGCTACAGGATTTGTTAGAGGAAGTTTAAAAGATTTACAACAACGTGGTTTAGTAGATGCAAATGGAAATCCAATAGAAGGCGCTACAGACGCAGATGGTTTTATTCCATCTGATCCTGTATTTCCCCCTATATTTGGTGCAAGTGTTGAACTTCCAACATTTCCTTTATTTAATTTAAATTTTGATTTTGTTGCAAACAATTCTATAACTGTTAGAGTATCTGACAATGATGTATTTACTCAGCCAGACGCAAATAATTTTAATCATCCTACTACATTAAATTTAGCCATTGGTGCAAATAGTACTGCAGTGCCATCAGATTCTAGGCAAAGTGATGCAGGTTTATTTTTTGATTTATCTCAAAATATAAAAGTAACTACAGCAATGTTAAGAAGCCCTAACTATTATGGTGGTGTAGGTTCTACAGGAAGTTTAGGAAATTTAATTGCTGCTGTTTATTCAGGAAATACTACATCTTTAAATGAAACAACAACACCTTCTACGGTTCCTTACATACCTTTGACACAAGGTTTAGAACTTAGAGAGCGTGGTACAGATGGCGCTCCTTCAGCATTTTTACAATTTAATAACGGTACATTTAAATTAAACAAACCAAATAATGTTTTAATAGGTAGTAATACCACTACTCATATAGTAAAAGTTGTTGGTGGTGTATATCAAATAGATGGAGTAATTAGACCTGCTTTAAGTTTAATTATTGGAGATAGTTATATATTTGACCAAAGTCATTCTAGTAATGCAGGACACTTTTTAGTATTTAATACTGCTGCAGGATTAGGATCAGGAACAGCTAGATACGAAACTTTTGTAACTAATAGTGGTTTATCTTCTGGTGGAACATCGGGTGCTTTTACAAAAATATATGTTGACAATGTAGATCATTTATATTACGGTTGTCATTATCATGCAAATATGGGTAACACTGCCGCAAGCGGTGGTTTTGCTATATCACAACCTTTTTATAGGGCATTTGCAAGTAGGCTTGTAGCAAATGTAGATTTAACTTCTCAGTTGGCTACAGGACAAACAGGCACATTGTTAGAAGGAGAAGGAACTGGTTCTTCTGCACCTGTTGCTGGAGAAGTAAGCGGCGATGCGTTAGCTCAAGCATTTGTAAACATGTTTGGTGTTCAAAGAAGTGGAGAAGTAGGACAAGTACAAACAGAACTAGGAAATGCTACTGTAGACACAAATACAAATAAAATAGATTATAGAAATTCTGTAGGAGATGTAAAGGTAATACATTTTTCAGGAGTAGGTTCTGATAGAGTACCACATCAATCTATTCCTTTTATAGATAATGGACAACAAGAACAAACTGCAACTCAAATATCCTCTATACCCGTTAATTATGTAGCACGTTTTGATCATTATATAAATTATGGAACAGGATTTAGAGACTCTACTGTAACAGAATTACAAGGAACTTCTGCTGCAGGTAGTTTTACACATCAAACAAATTCTATTATTATTATACCCACAGACGAAAGAACAGAGGGAATCGCTCATGTAACCCCTGCTTTAGATACAACAGGATTACTTTTAAATTCAGGGAATTTACTTTTAATAGTATCCGAACCTTTAGTAAGTAATTTTGATGCAACAGTAAGTTTAGGAAATATAACTCCTATTGGTAAAAGTCAAGCATTATTAGGTCTTAATCCTTTAGGTTCTTCTTTTGACGATGAACATCCTGATGGTCTTGAAAGCACTTTTTCAACAGGTACACTTAGTCTTAGCATAGGTGCCGATCCCTTTGATCCTGTACTAGGTTTTGGTTTTTCGGATTTAAATACTTTAGTTATTTCTCAAGGTCAGTTATTTACACTAGAAGGTAATGTATTTGATTTTCCAGATGGAGGAGGTTTACTTACAGGATCAGTTGGAACTATTACTCCTAAAGTTATTAGTAACTTAGTCGGAGTGTCAAATCAAACTTTGTTACTAGGAAATCTTAAAGGTAAATTATTTTTACTTATGGAGAGTGGAAGTAATATAGGAATTAGTGGCCCTGATGTAACTATAGAATTATATGGTTTGATTGGAATAGCAGAAAGAACTAATCCAGCGCTTAGTGCTAGACATCTTATTAATGATCACGATAATCGTACTAATATAACAAAAATAAACGGTAACATTAGACCATTTAAAGAGCAAGGAAAAGATTTTAGTAAGCACGTTTCTCCGCATGGACCAAGAACTTCTATTTTACTTACTCACTTTTTAAGTGGTATAAATGCTACAGGAGAAACTGAATTACCTACAATAAATACAGATACTTTTATATCAAATGTACAAAGTACAACTTCAATAGAAAATATTACAACAGAATCACACAACACTTTAATTATTGTAGGACAAGAAACAACAGGCAGTGTTTCAGCAACAATACCAAAAGTAAATGCAATTGTTTCAGGAGTAGAATCTACCACTGCCGTAAACAGTAATATAAAAGTTAATAGCGGAAGTACTCTTGTAGCAACCCCTAGTGTAGGAAACATTGGTATAGTTTCTGCAAGAGTATCAGTCGAGAAAATAATATCTAATGTAATTAGTTTGTTTGAAAATAGAGCGCCTCAAATTAATACTGCAGGTTCTTTAAGTACAACGGTAGGAAATAGTGCTACAGGAAACATAGATACAACAGCAGTAGTATTTAACTTTGCTAATTTTGCAGACAAATTTACTAGAGAAAATTTAGTTACGGCAAGTGATACATCAAGATTAATTACAATAGCTTCTCAAAATAGAAAAGTATTTGCATAAAGGAAAACAATATGGCATTAAGTTGGCCCGATAAAGACCCAGATGAAACTCTAGATTATAGCATTGATTGGAGTGCTTTTCTTGGTGATGCTACTATATCTAATGTACAGTGGGCAGTAAAATCTAATGCTTTTAAACCAGAAACAAACATTAATCCCGGTCAAACTATAACTAATATTTCATCTAATGCTGTAATAGATGATATTATGTTAGTGTCAAAAACAAATACAAACAATGTTGCTTCTGCTTATATTGGAGGTGGATTAAATTCAGAAACTTATGTATTTTATTGTACTATAACAGACAGTTTATCACGTACTTCACAAAGAGCAATTAAATTAAAAGTCAAGGATAGATAATGGCATATAATTTTTTAGGTTTAATTAACGATGTTAATAGAAGGTTAAATGAAGTAGAATTAACAACTACTACATTTAACACTGCTATTGGTGAGTATAGTATGATTAAAGATGTTATAAATGCTTCTATACGCTATATCAATCAACACGAATTTGAATGGCCTTTTAATCACGAAACTGAAAACGAAACAGTTACAGTAGGCACTGTAAGATATGATTTTCCTTCTAATGCTAAAAGTGTTGATATGAATACTTTTAGAATAGAAAGAAATAGCACATTAGGAAATCAAACTAAAAAATTAAAAGTTATAAGATATAATGAATATCTAGAAAAATACGTTGACAACGAATATAATACATCTACTGTAGTGCAAGGAATGCCTCATTCAGTAGTTCGTACTCCTAGTGAAGAGTTTGCTTTAGTGCCATCACCAGATAAAGCATATACAGTTACTTATGAATATTATAAAATACCTTCTGATTTAACTACAGCTACATCTGTACCAACATTGCCAGAACAATTTAGATATGTTATAATAGATGGTGCTATGTATAATGCTTATTTATTTAGAGGAGAAAGTCAAGAAGCTGCAATGATGCAACAACGATTTGAGCAAGGAATTAAACAAATGAGAACTATTTACATAAATAGATACGAATATGTTAATTCTACTATGCTTACACGTAGTGCGTATGCTTCTAATACAAGAGTTAATTAATGGCTAGTACCAGAGAAACTTTTCCTATTGAATTTAAAGGTGGTCTTATTACTAATATGAGTCCTCTTCAACAAGGTATAAATGCTCCCGGTTCAGCTACTGTATTACAGAATTACGAATGTGCTATAGATGGTGGATATAGAAGAATATTAGGTTTTAAAAAATTTAGTAGTAATATTATTCCTCCTTATGGAAAACCTGTTGTACATGGAGCTAGTCAAACTGGAACGTCTATTATTATTGCTAATATTTATACTTCTCCTATTATAGGAGATAAATTTACAGTAACAGGTATAACAGGGACTTATACAATAAGCAATGTATCTTTTGATAGCGTAAATAATAGAGCAACTTTAACGTTAACTACTTCTTTAGCTTCTAGTCCTGTTAATGCAGCAGCTATTAATTTTACTTCAATAGTATCAAAATATACAGCAAATGGATTAGGAATATTTAGCACAGATGCTGGCGTAAAAGCTATAATAGGTTACAATAACGATTTATTTCAAACAGGTGGAGATTTAGTATCCTCTGAATATGAAAAAATAAATGTTCCTAACTATGGTACTCCTTTAGTAAACGGAAGTAGTCAAACAGGAACAACATTAATAATAGATGGTATCACATCAGCCCCTCAAAATGGAGATGTTTTTACAATTAATGGAGTAGATAAAGTATATACAGTTAGAACAAACGCTACTGTTTCTTCTGGTGGAACAACTTTAACTATTGATCCCGCACTTGCTTCTAGTCCAGTAGATGATGCAGCACTAACTTTTATTAGTACAAGTAGAAAATTAGCTTTACAAACAAGAATTACTGACTATAACTATAGTGGAACACAAAAAATTGCTATTGTAGATGGTTTTAATTCTCCTGCTTTATATGATGGTACAACATATACTGCATTAAACTCTGCACCATCTGATGTTCAAGGTGCTTCATTTGTAATAAATTATAGAAATCATTTATTTTTTGCTAAAGGTTCAAAACTTACTTTTACTGCACCTTTTACTGATAATGATTTTAACACAGGCAACAATGCAGGAACTATTCGTGTATCAAATAATATAACAGGATTAATAGTATTTAGAGAACAACTAATTATATTCACACAAAATAGTATAGAAAGAATTACAGGAAGTACAGCATCTGATTTTTCTTTAAAGCCAATTACTACTGACATAGGAACTTCTAGTCCAGAATCAATTCAAGAAGTAGGTGGCGATATAATGTTTCTTGGTCCTGATGGACTTAGGCTTTTAAGTGGTACAGATCGTATTGGAGACTTTGGACTAGGAGTTATTTCAAAAGCTATTCAAAGTAAATTAACAGATTTTATAGATTCTAATATTAATTTTACTAGTGTTGTGATTAGAAGTAAATCACAATATAGATTATTTGCAAACAATTTATTTAGCAATGGTATTATAGGCACACAATTTTCTTCTCAAGGTGGAGAAAACTTTGCTTGGTCTGAAATGAGTGGTATTAAAGCTAACGTAGCCGCAAGTAATTTATATAATAACAAAGAAGTTATTTTATTCTCTAACGATACAGGATATGTTTATCAATTAGAAAGCGGAAATAGTTTTGATGGAGCTAATATATCAGCAGTATATCAAAGCCCTTTTATGCCTTTAAATGATCCTAGAATGCGTAAAACAATATATAAATGCACAATTTTTACAAATCCAAAAGGCTCTATTGAATTTGATGTATCTTTAAAATTTGATTTTGATGAATTAAACTCAGTTCAACCTAATGCAATTAGTTTTAGTAATATAGCATCAACTGTTTCTTTTTACGGTCAAGCATTATTTACTAATACTGCATCAGATACTTCTGCTAAATATGGTGGAAAATTAGCTAGAATATTTAAAACTCAAACAGTAGGAACAGGATTTGTAGTATCTTTAAAATTTGAAACAGATAATACTAATCCCTCTTTTGGTTTAGATACAGCTACGTTAGAATATAATACAAATGCAAGAAGGTAATTAAAATGGGTACAGGCTACACAAGACAAGATAATGCTAATAATATTGCCAATGGTAACATTATTAATGCTGATGACCTTGATGCTGAATTTGATCAAATTGCATTAGCTTTTGGTACTTCTGGTCATTCTCACGATGGCACAGCAGAAGAAGGAGGAAGAATAAATACACTTGGACCTAGTGGGGAATTTATTGCTAGTTCTACTACTGTAACTCCTAATTCTAATAATACAGTAGATATAGGTACGTCTAGTTTACAATTTAAAGACCTTTATATAGATGGTATGGCATATATTGATGGACTAAATCAAGATGTATTAGTAGATACAAATAAAAAAGTTCAGTTTAGAGATAATGCAATTCATATTCAATCTAGTGTAGATGGTCAATTAGATATTGTAGCAGATGCAGAAGTGCAAATTGATGCTACTAAAGTAGATATAAATGCTAATTTAGAAGTATCGGGATCACTAACAGTTGGTACTACATCGTTTTCTGAAGCTACACTTAGCGTATTAAATGGTGCAAGTGTAACTACTGATGAGTTAAACTACAATGATACAGGCGCTGCAGTTGGTACTGTTGTAGCAAATAAAACTGTTACGGCTGATGCTAATAAGGACGTAGCAAGTTTTCGTAACTTAACACTTACAGGCAATTTAAACGCAGCAAATGCTACATTGTCGAGTACATTAAACGCTGCTACACTGGATATATCTGGTGATGTTGATATAGACGGAACACTTGAAACTGATACTTTATCAATAAATAGCACTGTGGTTACTTCTACTGCTGCAGAATTAAATATTCTTGATGGTGTAACATCTTCTACTGCTGAATTAAATTACAATAATACAGGTGCGTCTGTTGGCACAGTAGTAGCAAACAAAACAGTAACGGTAGATTCTAACAAAGATGTTTCTAGTTTTAGAAATATAACATCTTCAGGTGTAGCTACTTCAGGAAGTATTGTAATAGATGATGCAGGTACTATTGGTTCTGCTAGTGATACTGATGCTATTGCCATAGCTTCTAATGGTGATATATCAATATCTCAAGATTTAACTGTGTCTGGAAATTTAACAATTTCTGGAGTAACAACTACTGTAAATTCAAGTGAAATTAATTTAGCAGATAATTTAGTACTTATTAACTCTTCTTTTACTGGAGCAAGTCCTCCTACTAATCAGTCTTATGGTATTGAAATAGAAAGAGGTAATGCTGCAAATGTATCATTTGTTTGGGATGAATTAAATGATAAATGGTCACTTGGCAGTGAAACATTAGTAGCTAATACTTTTGAAGGTGCATCATTAGATATATCTGGTAATATAGACGTAGATGGCACAACTAATTTAGATGCTGTGGATATTGATGGCGCTGTTCAATTAGATAATACGTTTACAGTAGGCGTGGATGATACAGGGTATGATGTTAAATTTTTTGGTGATACGGCAAGCGCTTATGTGCAATGGGATGCAAGTGAAGATGATTTAATTTTAGGCGGTGCTGCAGGGCTAATAGTTCCAGATGGCAAACTTACTTTAAACTCTACGGCAGTTACCTCTACTGCAGCAGAGTTAAATATTCTTGATGGTAACACTTCTGCTACATCTACTACAATTGAAGACGCTGATCGTGTAGTTATAAATGATAATGGTTCTATGGTGCAAGTAGCAGTAACAGATTTAGCTGCATACTTTGATGATGAAATAACAGCAATGCCTAATCTAGTAACTACTGCAGCTACAACAGTTGGTGTTCTTAATAGTGGTCAAATTGGAAGTGGTTTTGGCAGTATTAACACGGGTTCAAGCGAGATTAGAACAACAGGTAGTGGTTTATTTGGCGCAGTGGGCGTTACTGGAGATTTAGATATTTCTGGAAATTTAAAACTAAGCTCTACGGCTGTTACTAGTACTGCAGCAGAGCTTAACATTATGGACGGAGACACATCTGCTTCTACCGTCACGATAGCCGATTCAGACCAAATGGTTTTGAATGACGGTGGAATCATGAAACAGATTGTCGCTAGTACGCTTAAATCTTATACTCAAGGATTAACTTTTGCGTCTGTTCAGACTCACAATAATGGCGTCACTAATAGTACTTTTACTACTTTTACTTTAGCTACGTTAAGCAGTGGTCAAGGTGCGTTAATTTTGCCTTTTGTTAACGAATCTAGAATGGATAGTAACCCTTATCAAAGTGCCACATATACAGGAGGCACTAATGGAGGTGGTTTTCAACTTCACTCTGCGAGTGCTACTATATCCATACAAGCAAGAAATGATGGCAGTGGCGTAGATGGCAGTTTTTCTGGAGTTATAATTATATTTAATGGGGCAGAATAATTATGTACACCACATTACAAGATTTATTAATAATAATTGCAACGGCATTAGGTGCAAGCATACTTGCATTAATACGTATGATATTTACAAATGAAAAAAAGATACAAATGTTAGAAAAGGAAATATCTTATAGAACAGATTTACTAGAAGAAGTAAGGCAAGAACAAAAAGAAATGCGTAGAGACATACAACGATTGTTTGAAGGACCAAAGGATTAAACAATGCTTGCTGAATTAGCTGTAGCAAATGCTGCTTTTCAAGTAATTAAAACTGCTGTTCAAAATGGCAATGATCTTGCTAAAGTTGCTCATAAAATAGCTGATTATACTCACGCAAAAACAGACATCGAAAAAAAGGTAAGGGAAGATAAATCACGTGGACGTAATAGTGCAGATTTAGAGTCTTTTATGGCTCTGGAAGAAATAAGAGAACAAGAAAATTCACTAAAAGAAATAATGATATGGGCAGGTGAACCGGGTCAATGGGATAGATGGGTAAAGTTTCAAGCAGATGCTAGGATTGCAAGAAAAAAAGAAGAAGAAGAGAGAGAAAAATGGGCAACAGAATTGTATAATAATGTAGGAATTGCTGCAATAGTAATTGCAGTACTATTAGGATTATACGGTTTATTTTTGTTTGTTTTATATTTACAAGGGTTATAATAATGAATATGCAATTTAAAGGATTTAAACCAGAAGCACAACAGCGTATTGCAAATACGTTGGGCTTTAAAGGTAGTGCAGATAAGTTTGAAGACTTTCTTAACAATAATCCTACGGCAAAACAACAATACGAAAAGTATACACAGCAAGCGATTAATATGATGAATGGTGGTATGGTACGTAAAAACTATGAAGAAGGAGGAGTTGTTGATGAAGATATAGAAGATAATCAAAATCAAATACAAAAAGATTCTATAGATAGAATGAATAATCCTACTATGCCAACAGGAACTATTTCACAACCTTCTGGAACAGTTGTTAATACTAATCAATTAATATCTGAAGATAAAGGGCAAATAACAGGTACACCTTCTATTACAACAAAAACAGCAGATGTAAAAGATGCTACTGCAGCAACCACTACTGGAACTAATATAATAGATGATCCAAGAGAAACTAAAGAGGATGTAAAAAAAGTATTAGACGATACAGAAACAGTAAAAGGAGAAATATCTGAAGATTCTAAAGTATCTGCAGAAGAACAAAAAGAATCTATGGTATCTGATTTAACTGCAGCACAAGGTGAAGCAGTTATGATGAACAATCCTGTTCAAAGAGAATTGCAACAAGGAGAACTTATTGAACCTGCAGCAAACGCAGAAAAAGCAGCTAAATTTACAGAACAGATAGAAGCAGCACAAGCTACTCCTACAAAAAAAGCTACCGTAAAAGGTCAACTAGAAAATTTAATGGAAGACTTTGAGGACGGTAACACTCCTGCATGGGCTTCAGGAGCAATGAGAGCCGCTACAGCGCAAATGGCAGCACGTGGACTAGGGGTTAGTAGCATGGCAGGGCAAGCTCTTGTACAAGCTGCTATGGAAGCCTCTTTACCTATTGCACAAGCAGACGCATCTACCGTTGCAAGTTTTGAAATGCAAAATCTTAGTAACAGACAGCAACGAGCTATGCTTGCTGCAGAACAACGTGCTTCATTTATGGGGCAAGAGTTTAATCAAGCGTTTCAAGCACGTGTTGCAAATGCATCAAAAGTTAGTGACATAGCTAACATGAACTTTACAGCAGAGCAACAAATAGCATTAGAAAATAGTCGTGCTGCTAATACTATGGCTTTAAATAATTTGTCTAATAAACAAGCGTTAGTAGTAGCAGAAGCTGCTGCACTTGCTAATCTTGACATGGCTAATTTAAATAATCGTCAAGCTGCCGCTGTACAAAATGCCCAATCTTTTTTAGCTATGGATATGTCTAATCTAGCTAATGAACAACAGACAGAAATGTTTAAAGCACAACAACGTGTACAGTCTTTATTTACAGATCAGGCTGCAGTAAATGCAACTGCTCAATTTAATGCTACTAGTAAAAATCAAACAGATCAATTTTTTGCTAGTCTTAAAACGCAAACTTCCCAGTTTAATGCTTCACAAGCAAATGCTATGGCACAATTTAATGCAGGAGAAGAAAATGCTATTAGTAAATTTACTGAGGAATTAACAAATCAACGTGAACAATTTAATGCACAAAATGGTTTAGTAATTGCTCAAGCAAATGCAACTTGGCGTAGAGAAATTGCAACTGCAGATACTGCTGCAATAAATAGAGCAAATGAAATTAATGCTCAATCTTTGTTAGCAATATCAAATCAAGCATATCAAAATTTATGGCAAGAACATGCTGATCAAATGGAATGGGCTTGGACAACTGCTGACAACGAAAGAGAAAGACAAAATAACTTAGCTTTACAACATCTTGTAAATAATCAAGCTCAAACAACAAATGAGTACAGAGAAAGTATAGCACAAGCTAGTGCTGTAGGTGAATTACTTTCTTATGGGCTTAAAAAAGGTATAGATACACTCTTTTAATAAGGAAAAATAAATGATAAATCAAGCTAGACAGTCTTACTTAAACATGATAAAATTATTAGAAGAAAGTCAATCTAATGCACCTGTAGAAAGTTCTCATACAGGATTGTTGTCACGTAATAAACCCAAAACAAAAGATAAAAAACAAGGTAATGTTGATTCACGTAAACGAGTTGCAGGACTCATGTTAGATTTAATAAGGGTAAGAACAAATGACAATAAGTAATAATCCTTTAGATGCTCCAATTCCCGGTATGTCTTTAACAGGAGAACTAGGCGCAAAACCTTGGCAACAACCTGCACAACATGCAGATATAGAAAATGTAATAGATTATTACATGGATTATTTAACTGATCCTATATTTGTAGACAAAACTTTAGATGTGTTAGAATTAGGAGTACCTGTAACTTCTCTAGCTCAAATAATTAATAATAGTTCTATAATGGAAGGAATACATAGTGTTGATGCAGGTATTCTTGTAATGCCTATTATAATGGAAATTATTGCAAATGTTGCAGAGGGTTCGGATATTAAATACGAAATGGGTACAAAAATAAAAACTGATCCTGATAAAATAGATAATACAAAAATTGCTCTAGCTTTTAAAAATATCAAAGAAAAAGTTTCAGACAAAGTAGAACAAACAGATAAAGAAAAAGAAACATCTGAGCCTACGGGTCTTATGATGAGGAGAAAGTAAATGGGATTATTTGGTGGAGTAGGTGGCGCTCTTGCAGGTGGGTTTTCAGAAGGTCTTGTTAAAGAATTTAAACTTGAAGACGAGCGTAAAGAGCAAAGAAAATTAATTCAAGATGAAAGAGATGAGGCACAACGTGTACGTGATCAAGCCCGTAAACAAAAATTAGCAGATCGTGCTTATGCTGCATCTGTTCTAAAAAAGAAAGAACGTAAAGCAGAGGAAGAAAAATTAGAAGAATTAATAGAAAAATTACAGTTTCATTATGGTGACAAAGCACAGGCCATTGCTAATAAAGGTATTGGGTTTGCTGGTGAGGCATTAGCAATGGCTGGTGCATATCGAGATGCAGGACTTAACCCTGCTTTAATGGTAGATATTACTACTGGTAAACTAACAGATATACCTGCAGGACAAGATGGTGCTGTACCTAGTTTTATAACATTTAAACCTATCGCAGAAAAAGAGAAAAAAGATCATAATACTTTTCAAGCTGCACTTGTAGCTGCTAATGAAGATATATTAAATGCTTCTACAGAGCCACAACGTGTAGCTGCACAAGAAAGATTTAATAGTATTAATGCAGCACATCAAAAATTTAAACAAGAAAACGAAGATGCGGCAGCATCAGGACAATTAGATTTTTCTATACAAACACGTGATGCTATATTACAAACACCTATTACAAATGCATTTAAAAATGCAGGATTGTATAAAAGAGATATAAATGGTGAGATAACATTAAAGTTTGAAGGTAATCAAGGCCAAGTATTTAGTATTATGGACAGTATTATAACACAAAATGAAGAAGCATTTATTAACGTAACAGATAAGCCCTTTATAACAAAACTACAAGGACAAAGAACTTCTTTAAATAATCAAGCAATTGCTTACATTCAAAACACAAAGAATAAGCCTGAAGCTGTTTTTTTAAATACTAATCCTGCAATTCCTAAGTTTGTTCCATTAGAAAATGCAGGTACAACAGCAAGAAGTGAAGAAGAAATAGAACAAGGAAGAAAATCAGGTAAATACAGACCTAATCAAGTTGTTGAATACGTATTTACTAATGATAAGGGTGAACAAGACATAGGCTATGCAATAATTACTACTACAGGTACATTATTAGGTATGGGATCAGATTAATAATGGACAGATTTTCTTTTGGTGAAAAGTTTACTGGTGAAATAACACAAAAAAATAAACTTAGTAACAGTCCCATTAATACAAAAGAAACTAAAACTAAACCCATAGATAATTCTATAGGTAGATTTTCTTTTGGTGAAAAGTTTACTGGTGAAATAACACAAAAAAATAAACCTCAACCTGTAAATAATTCTAAAGGTAGATTTTCTTTTGGTGAAAAATTTGATCCTACTTATGGTACTGGTCCTAATGTTAATGTTGTAGGTAATGAAAAACTTATTACAGATGATCGTGCGCCTACAGACGAGGTAACTTTTGAAGCAGACAATTTAGCAAGACAAGAATTAAGTGCAGATGTAGTAGAAAAAGTAAACTCTATGTATGATACAGAGTTTAAAGCTACTAAAGCAAAAGAGTATGATGCATCAGGTAAATCTACTAGAACAGGCGTAAGAAGAAAAGCAGAGTTTGCAGATATACGTAGGGGCATTGAGCAAGATTTACGTAGACAAGGCGTTGTTCCAGAACAAATGGAACAAGCTATGGAAGATGAACTTAAAGCTAGAGGAATAGAGGTAGGATCATTAAGTGAAACTGCAGAAGTGTATGCAGAACAAGAAAGCGCACGTGCAGTAGAAAAAGTAAATAAAAAGAAAGAACGGTTAATTGAATTATTAACTAGTGAAAATTTTGTAACTAGTGGACTTACTGATCAACTATTAAATAGTGGGCTATCCATATCACAAATAAATACTATTGTTACTGCAGATGAATTTCTTAATCCTGTAACTGGTATAGTAGATGTACCTATTTTATTTAAAGATGCAGGAGAGAGTATAAAGAACGGTGATTATGGTGTAGCCAGTTTACAAGTAGGTGCTGCTGCACTGTCATTAGCACCTGCTTTTGGTGTAGTTAAGGTAGGCACAAAGGTTGCTGGAAAATCCAGAAAAAAAGTTATGGATAAAATTGTTGCAGCCGATACATCTTCTACAAAAGAGACAGTAGAAGCTGCAAGAGTATCTGCTAATACTGGTGAAGGTAAAGAAATTGGACAACAATTCTTACGAGAATTTGAAGAGGCTAATGAAGTAAATGTAACAGACGTAGACCCTGAAACGGGCAAGCTATCCATCAATCAACAAAAAGCAAGGGACGCTGGTAGAGATACAGCAACAGATGTAATGAACCTACAGGCTAGTAGGTCTGCTAGTGAGGCAGATTTAATAGCACAAGGAAAAGATGCAGATAGGATATTTACTGACGCAGAAGCATTCCTAGATGTAGGAGAAGATGCAGATGCGTTAATGAGTCCTATCCTAAAGGCTGAAAAATTTAATGCTATTGTATCTATAGCTAAAGATTTTAAAATAAACAATCCTAATAGTTGGAGTAATGACAAAACAGTTATTGACAATTTGTTTGAACTTACTGTTGGTAAAGACATTGATGCTAACCAAGAACTAGCTGATAGTTTAGCAAAGTATGGCTTGACATTTGATGAATATGTAATGACTGTAGTAAGTGGTGGGTCAGACGCTGGTAAAATTCTTAACAAACTATCTCAAATTAAACGTGCAGGACATTTAGATAATGTAAATGCAACTAAAAACAAAGCATTAGAAAAAAGACAGAAGGGTTTCATGCGTACATTTAGACGCTTAGAAAACATTAGGCGTGGTGGTATGGTCAGTATGATTAAGACTGCTGCCCGTAACCTGCAATCTGCAGCTATACGTGCGCCTATGGAAGCCTTTGAAAACATTATGGATAATACTATCTATGCTTTGCAGAATGATGGTGTTATTGCTGGCGGTAAAGCATTACTAGACCTTAGAGGTGGTTGGAAAGGTTCCTTGTCACACCTAAAGTATATGTATCGTAATCCTGTACTAGCTAAAGAACTAACAGAGCATATTTTAGATAGGCCAGAGTTTGCAAAACAATACACTAATCTATTTGACAATGTTAATGAATATCAAAAAGTTACAGGTCGTGGTGAAGGTGGTGCATTAGATACAGTATTAAGTAAAGTAGAAGATGTAGTAACATTTGCCAACACTCCCAACAGAATACAAGAATATCTTGTACGTAGGGGTGCTTTTATGGGTGAAATGGAACGTCTTGTACAAAGAGAATACGGTATAGATTTTCTTGAGGCTCTTAAAGATGGTAAGCTACGTGACCTTATGGCTAACAGTAGTAGTGTACGTCCTAAAGGCAAGGCAAAGTTTGAAGATTTAATTGAGCAATCTATACGTAGAGCATTAGATGTTACATATGCTAAAGCACCAGATGTACCTATGTTTAAATCTGCATCAGATTTTATTACTCGTAACGGCTTAACTACTGTAATAGAATTTCCAAGATTTATGTTTAACTCACTAGAGTTAATGGGACAATATTCTGCTGGTGCAGCTAATCCAGTATTAAAACGTATAATGGGTAAACGTGGCCCACTAGACGCTAAAGACAGACAGAATATTACTAGAAACATGACAGGTGCTATGGCTATCTATGCTGCCTATCAGTACAGAACCAGTGGTCAAGAGCCAGCCTCTTACGAACAAGTTAATACAGGTGATGGTACAGTAATGGACGTTACACCACAGTTTCCATTGAGACAAACCTTATGGATAGGTGAAGCTATTAATCAAGTAATGAAAGGTACATTAAATAACTGGAAAGGTTTTACAGCAGATGAAATGTTAGAAACTTTTGGTGGTGCATCTATGCGTACAGGTGCAAGTAATGTATTTATTGATGAAATAGGAGACATGATTAGTAATGCTGGTGATTTAAAAGGTGAAGAACAGGCAGGTAAACTATTAGGTGCTACCATGGGTAACTATCTGGCGTCTTGGGGTGTGCCTCTAGCACAAGTTATAGAGGCACAACGTATCTCTGGAAACAGACCTATGACTTATGAAGATAGATCAGGAGACTATATATTAAAAGATTTTGGCGAGTCTTTTACATCTAATGTAGAACGATCTTTTGATCAACGCTATGGAAATATATTTAATCCTAGTGCCATTGGAGATATGCCGTTACGTGAAGGTTTGTTTGATGTAGACAGTGGTAGAACTAGAGTAGGAGCAATAGGGAGTGGGCTATTTGGTATTACTAGATTTACAGGAAACTCTGAAAATGCAGAGTATTTAATCCGTAAAGGTTTTAATGATTGGGAATTAGGTAGTCAAGAACCTGTTAAAAAAGTTAGAAATGCACAAAATAAATTAATGCGTAAAAATTTAAATCAAGTAGTAGGTGCAGTTAAAAATATAGAGGTTGGTCTGCGTAAAAAATATATGGAAATGTCACCTGAGTACAAATCAGGTGAGTCTATAGACGCTTTTGTAAATAAACAAATACGTCCTATAATTAAAGGGTTTACAAACGATATTAAAAAACTCACAAAAGAAGCTGCTAAAGAAGGAGTATCTTTTAACGAATTAGCAACTGATGAATATAATAAAATACCAAAAGACAGAAGAATAAGGGCAAAACAGGCTTATGATATTGGGCAAGATAAACTAAATGAAAAAGATAGAACACCTTTTGACAGAACAAATGGCGCTCACTTGTTAATATTAAAAGCCCTAGATGAAGCACTAAGTACTGGCGATACTATATTCTAAAGAGTGAGGGGCTTAATTGCCCCTCTTTTTCTTTTACCTATTGTCACCACTACCACCAATAGTACCATTAGCTTTACGCTTAGATAACTTCAACTCATTCTGACTAGCTATATAACCTAATGTTAATTCAAGATCAGTGGCTAGTGCGGCACAGTACCACAGTACATCACCAATCTCCTTGGCTATAGCGTCCCTATCCTCAGATGTAAAGACCCCATCCTTATCACGTAAGACCTTCTTAACTTTGTTGGCTACCTCACCTGCCTCACCTACTAGGCCCAGTGCAGGATACACAACCTTGTCTGTATAGATAGCTGTGGTTGCTGCTGATCTTTGGTACGAATTAAAGTCAGACATGCTATACTTCCCCTGCATAAAGTTTTTTGCGTCTTTTTCTAAGCTGTTCATTTCGTTTTACTCTCTTTAAGTTTTCGTAATATGCTTTATTAAAGCCACGATTCCACTCACGAAACTGCATAGTATTAACGTTAAAAGGATTATTTAAACGACCTCTATAAAAAGAAGAGTAACCTTGTTGACACTGAACTTTAAGGGGAGCGTCATACTTACCTAAACCTCTGTCTTGTCTTGTTGGTATGATAGTAGTCATGCAGTTTCCTTTATATTAATTAGCTTGGCGTCTACATATGGAACATGATAAAATTGTTCACCTTTCATTATATTTCTGCCTTTTGCCTCTTTTAAGGTATCTTCTTTAAGTTGTTTACTGTCAATACACCATACTTGTTTAAGGTCTTCCCTAAAAATGTAAAAAGTTAAATTACTTGTATACTTACTTAGTAACTTCTTTTTACGTTCTGGTATACGTATTTCTTTCCAGTGAGTAGGCCAATCTCCCTTCCACGATACTTTTACTTCTGCTTCATTAAAGTATGTTTTACCGTCTTTTTGTGTAACTAAATCAGCAGTGTAAGATTCTTTACTGTTTATAACTACATGTCCTTTTGCTTCTAGAAGTTTAATTAACGTTTCTTTTGCTATTCCATCATACTTACCGTATAAGTTATGTGAGAAAGGCTTTCTATAAGGCTTCATTTTATACTCCTACTGAGTCTTCTTCCATGTTTACACACTTACCACTAGCTTCTGCATAAGGAGTAGGTGCTGTTAGTCTTAGTGTTTCCAAGTGTATTTGTAACACAGCCTCACACTCTTGTCTAGTGTTAAATATTCTTAGGTCTGATTTTATTTCTACTGCACTTCCGTAATTAAGCAGTAATAAAACTATATACATAGTAAGTTCCTTTCATTAAGTTATGTCTACTACTTCACAAACATCTCCAGTACAAGCAAATGATTGCATACCTGATGTATTATCTTCTACTTCATAAGAAGACAACTTACTCCAATCAATATTTAATGGAGCTTTATCTATCATATCCATAAACTCATCTGCTGTACACTCTTGATATGGAGCCTGTTGATATGTATGTTCATTGAATGGTAAGAAAGAAACACCAGACATTTCATCAAAGTGCTTATAAACAAAGGCACCTACTTCCATCCATTCATCTGATCTAACATTAATTGTTACACTAGGTTTATGTTCACACCAATACCTTTGATACATTAGCCAAGTCTCTAGTTGTTCTATGGCAGTAACATCTGCGGTACATATTGCGTTATCAGGAGACTTCATAGGAAAACTAAATACAGTAGTATCATTAGGTTTCATTACATCTGCTTCATAAGGTATTCCTTGATCAATCATAAACTGTGTTAGAGAATCCTTATTGTCACCTCGTACAGTCCTAATATAATAAGGACTATGCCTTGCATGTATGCCAGAGCTAGAGTTAACCAATTGTGATACCGTGCCACTGGGTTTACAACATGTGATAGCAGTAGAAACAGGGATACCCAAACGATCAGACCACTCAGCATTAGTATTAATTGCAACATTTTTTAAATACTCCAATGTTTCTTTTAAACCTTTATTCTTTGTAGTCATTAAAGGATTATCCATTATACCTGTGAGTGACACACCAAGCAAACGTTCTTCTTTTGTATTATACTTCCACATATTTCGCAAGTATGGGAAGTGGGTGTAGGTAGATTGTATTGTTCCAAGTATAGTTGCAATACGGACTTTTCTTCCGACATCCTCAATATTGTCTGTTTCACGGACAACAACTTCAGACAAATTGCAGAATTGATTCGGGCGTAAGATAATTTCCGAACATGGGTTGGTCCCAAAATCAAAGTTAATATTACGTCTACCATTTTTAGACGCCTGATTAATAGAAGCCTGTCGATTAAATATGCCACGTTCACCACTCCCACTCTCTACTAATGCTGTCCACTCACGCATGAAAGACATCATGTCTGGTTTCTCAGTATAAGCAACAGAGTTATTAGCTAGTGCTCGTTGTGTATTATTTTCCCACCAAGCACCAGACTTAGCATGTCTCATTCTATCATCTGTTAGATCAGATAAACTAATCATAGCACTGCGCCTAACACCGCCTACTACTACTACCTCACCAATCTTACACATAATGTCATGGCATTCTATAGAAGATAGTTTACGTCCTTGTGCTGACTTGAATGTGTTTACTGCAAACATAAACAAATCAACTAGTGGTGCAGGACCAGATGCTCTACCACCAAATGTCTTTAGTCTTGTACCTGCAGGGCGTACTCTTGAAACATCCCACTTAGGAATTTCTCCAGCCCATAGGAGTGCTAACACTTGTCTGAGACCTTTAGCCCAACCTTCTTTACTGTCCTTAATAACAACTGTGGTATCACTATCGAACAGTTGTGGGACTTCTGGGAGCTTAGTAACGAACTTATTCTCAACACTAAATCCAACACCAGTGCCACACAAAAGGATGAACATAGCTTCATCGAAAGATTTAGGGTCATCTACGGCTAAATAGCTACAGTTATACATACAAGTATTATCTCTTGTTGATGCTTTACCTGCAGTCATCATTGACCTCATACTAGGCATTACCTGTAATGAAATTATATGATGATATATTTCATCAGAAATTGATGTATCATTGCCAACCCAAGGAGTTATAATATTATCTATATACCTAGACACTGTTTCATGCCAAGTTTCACGGCGTCCTTTATCCTCAAGCCAACGTGCATAACGTGAAGTAGCAATAAATGTTTGGTAGTCTGTGGGTAATTGAGTATTACTTGTCATCTTGTATCACCTTTATTTTGCTTATCTTTACACCATCTGTATCATAAATTGTATCGTTTATCAAGTCGTATATTTCATCTTCTAAACTTTCATCCACAGGCACAGGATAATCTTCTGGATCTATTTCTAATATCATCATAACTCTAACCTGCATCTTCTTGTATCTCTTGTATAAGCCGATCAAGATACCATCGGGCTTTCTTTAGGTCTTCAATGCCATTTTTATAAGGCCAACGCCAAAGATACTTAAAGCAATTCTGCCAGCAATAAGATTGATGTGCTGTAATATTTTCCCTGCATTTTGGGATACCTTTAGTCATAGCTTTCATTGCATCAATACATTCAATACCCGCTTGGTTGTAATGCTCAGGTTTAGTTACTACATCTAAACGAGGATTTGGATCAATATCAAACTCTTTCCATTTAGCCATTAAGCATTTCCTTTTGTTTTAGTATTTTTATTAAGAGTAATTAAATTACCTTCTGTATAATATAGAGGCTCTTCTTCATCCCTTTCAATCTCAGAGATTACATATTTGTGCAGTTTATTTCTAATGTATTCATCTTCTTCGCATACAGGGACTACTGCAGACATCATACTGCATAGATGTATTATGTATGAAAAATCTTCATCTTGTAATGGATTTTCAGATGATGTAATTAATCCAATAGAAACATCCCCTTCCCAATTACCTTCTTTGTTTAAAAAAGGCCTTATTCGTATGGCAAAATCTTCATCTTTAAGGTCTTCAATTTTGTTTGTCATGCTTACTTCCTTTTTAATTTTGGGTGTGGGTATATAATAAACTTTTTATGTTTGTCTTTACCCTTTTCTTTTAACCATGACTCAGGTATGATCCTATCATAGTAATCAAAGTCATATCTATCACACCACGTGCCATAGCTACTTTTAGCACCTTTACGTAGTTTTTGTCTACTATTAGTAAACACAAATCTAATATCTAAGTTTTTGTGTTGTTTTTTTATCGCAAGATGCTTGCGTCTATCGAGAGCAGTAAACAATCCTTTTGTTTCTATTATGATACCGTTAGGTAACACAAAGTCAGGGGTATAGGTGCGATAAGATAAGTCTTCCCATTCTATTTTTATAGTTTCATATTTTACAGGAACGCCTAAACCTTTTAAATAATCTGCTATTGAGACCTCTAACCCACTCCTATACCCATAGGTACGGGCTTTTCTAAACCCTACCCATACCATGTTTAGAATTTAAATTGGAATGGAAACTGTATTGGATTGTTGTTAGTCCAAGAAGAAACTCCTAATTTTTTTAATTCTTCTTGTACAACTTTATCCATTTCATTCCTTGTCTTAACTGCATCACGCAAAGCACTATATTTTTTTTCTTTATATTGTGCCTTGGCTTGCTGTAATGCCTCTTCCATTTCTTTTATTTCATCTTCCATTGCACTTAGTTCATCTGAGTTAAACATTTACATCTCCTAATGTTAATAGAGAGGTTTCCCCCCATCCTGTGTCATATACACCTGTTTTGTTTGCTTCTGCAATTTTAACAAGTGTTTTTCTTACTATTTTTAAAGACTTAGCCATTAAACCATGATCTATTCGATGCATGTGAGTTACGTATGGCGCAGTCTTTTCTATAGCTATAAAATTAAACGTTGTGGCCTTTAGTCCAGCCTCTAATAAAGTGTGCATATAAAATGCACCTTGTATATGATACGCATACTTTTGTACTTGTTTTGCAAATCCTTTTGGAGATGCGTCTGTGGTAGTTTTAATATCATATATAAAACCTGTTTTTGGTATATATAAGTCAGGTCTAGTTTTAATGTTTAATCCTGTAGCTGAGTCCACGGTAAATATACTACTTTCTGTTACCCTGTCCTTATGTTTTAATATAGCACTAGTATATTTATTTTCAAGTGCAGATTTACACATTTTATTATGTACATGGTACTCTACTTCCGTAAGTACTACTTGATCAATTTTTTTCTCTCTATATAATTTTTTATAAGCTGCAGATACACGTGTTTTTGGTCCTTTAATTACTAAATTACGTTTAGGTTCTAATAAACTTGCATGTACCCCAGTACCAAGTGCAAACGCTGGACTATCGCCTAAAGGTTTTTGTGCCATGTAGTGAGCAAGCGATTGCTTGCACACTGTCTTTATTGCAGAGGAAGAATATCCAATAGAATTGTGATAATCCTCATTAGACATATTATATATAATGCCTTCTGGCTTTAACATTAGAAGGGAACCTCTTCTTCTAAATCAATAAAATCATCAATTACATCATTAGGCATCTCTTCATTGTCATGCTTCATTTTATCAGACCATTCGTTTAGAATGTACTGATTATAATTTCCTATCCATGACATGAAATCACCAAAGGTTTCCTGAGTACTGTTGTCCATATCTAATGTTTCCATCAAATCAAGGTCTGCTTTTGGCACGAAGAAACTGTTACCATTAGGAAGTTCACGTTCATCCGTGGTTGCTCGAATGTAATGCTGCGGTGGTAGGCGTTGCATCTTACCTAGCTTATTAAATAATCCACCAAATATTTTAAAGGCATCTTTATTCTCAATCTCATAGATAAAGGGAGTGCTATCCTGTTCAACTAAATCCCCATTGATATCCGTGCAGTCAATCATATCAACTACACCAAATAATACACGAACACGTTTGACAGAGCGAATTAAGTCTTTCATACTATCTGGCAAAGATTGGAAGTCTTCAATCCAACCAGAAGGTTTACCACAATTAAACCCACCGTCATTATCTTTCATGTCAATATTAAGACTATCTCCCATAACCGTCTTGACATAGCGATTCTTAACGTCACCACTACCCATTATGAACTTTTTATACATGTAACGTTGTAAGAATGGACGTATACAAATATCTTTAGAAAATAAAACTCCACCATCTGGAATTTCTAATTTGTAAACACCACTTGGTATTACCTCTACATTTTTTATCTTACCTTTAATCTCTTGTTGACCCATAATAGGCTGATGTACAATACGTAAACGAGCTAGTGCGCTTGTCTTTTTTTCTGTAGCAGACTGTCCCATTCCCATAGCTTTAGCCATAACTGCATAGTTGTTTGTATCAATTGTTGTTACTTCTGTTGTTGTCATGTGTATATTCTCCTTTACACTGAACTTATTTGGTAGTTATATCACGCCACATCTACTGTGTCAAGCCAATTAGGGCCAATTTTTGCCTCTAATAATAGGGGTACATTAAACTTTATATTCCATGTCTTATCCACAATATATGGTAGCCTATCATTAGTTCTTTTTATAACCTTTAGTACTTTCTCTTTCTCTTTTGGGTGTACATCAATTACTACACTGTCATGTACTGTATTTACTATGCAACTTTTCATATTATTTGTTAATAATAAATTATCAATATACATAAGACATATAGGTACGATGTCTGCTGTAGCAAATGATTGAACAGGGTAATTTTTAATCTGTGTGAAATATGTTACAACTCCATATCTATTACGTCTAACATTAGGAAATGTAAATGTCCTACCTGATGGTGTAGTTATACAATTTGTGGTAAGTACCTCAGATGCTAATCGTTTATGCCATGCGGCAATACCAGAATACTTTTCCATAAAGTTTATATAGTATTGTCTCTCTGCAGGTGTACGATTATATCCTGTAGCTCCAAATAAAGGTGCGAAAGTATGCTCTTTAGCCTGTTGTCTCGTAATAGGTTGACCAGCATGTGTAATAGTTTTAGCTGTATAGCTGTGTACATCAAAGCCTGTTTTTACTTCTTCCATAGCAACTTTGTCTTGAGATAAAAATGCAGCTACTCTAAACTCTAGTTGTGCAAAGTCTGCTTCCATAATATTGCCACCTTCCCAACGTGATACAAAGACTTTTTTTACAGGGAATGTACCACCACGTGGCATATTTTGCATGTTAGGATCAGCACCTGACAATCTACCAGTACCTGTTCTGTGTTGTAATAAACGAGCATGTAACATACCGTCAGGCTTTGTATGAACTGATATACCATTAACAAAGCTAGACAAATACACCTCTATAGCGTTAAGACGCTTCATGTTCCGTAAAAATTTTTCTGCTTCTGGCATATTTTTAACTCTGGCTATTGTTTCAAGTATAGTTAAGCTATCTTTACCTGTACTAAAACCATTAGCACTAATAAATTTTTGATTAGGCGCTGAAAATTTTAATCCAGCTAAAACGTTAGTATCCATAAAAGTATACCCACAACCATCACAGCACCTACACCTGTTGGTTCGTTTAAAAGAAGTTCCATCTTTCTTTACCTTTCTAATTTGCCCTATCCCTTTGCAAGTAGGACACTGTTTTGCTTTTTGTTTGTATAACACATTTGTATTACGATTTACAGTAGTTTTAAAATTATCATTAAAACTAAATAACTCTGACCAATTCTTTTTATCTTTAGGTTTACGACTATATATAACCCACGATAGTTGCTCTGGACTATTAAGGTTAATTGGTCTATCGCCCATTAATTCACGTGTATGTTCCTCAAGGCTATTAAGTAAATCTTGACGTTCATTCTCAAACTCTTTCTGCACTTTGTCTAATGCATTTAAATCAACCTTAAAACCTCTTTGATATATACGTGCTAAATGAATAGATAGTTGATTAGATAAATCAATAGTTTTCTGCAATGTTGTGCCTTCAATGCGTGATATTAATTTGTTATATAGCTGTTGTGTAGCAGATAAGTCAGCAGACAAATAACTTGATAGCTCACTTAAAGGTATATCACGTGTATTATATCCTTTTTTAAAGTACTCTTTTAATGTTTCTTGTTTCTTTGTGTCTAGTTGATACCTTTCTGCACAAGCCTCAAGTGATAAGGGTTCTTTTTGCCCACGCTGCAATATATACTCAGCGATCATCGTATCAAATACCTTACCATCATAAGTAAAGCCAGACTCCCATAGCCACAGCAGGTCATGCGGTACATTGTGCGCTATTAGTAATTTTGTTTTGTTAAGAGTACGTTGTAAAAATGCGTGATCATCAGGTGTACCTTGTTTTTCTGAATGATCAAAGGTTAAAATAACCTCATGTCCTGTCTCGTCTAATAGACCAACCATAGTCAGAGTGTTGGTAGGCTCGAAAGGATCAAGATGTAGCTTATTTTCTCTTTTAGTTACTGTATTTTCTACGTCCAATGTAAGTATCATACTCTAATACCTTTCCAGTGTTCCATCTCATTGCCTCTTTGGTAGCCTCTTCATAACTGTTGAATAATTTTGGTTCATCCATGTAAGTCCAAGGATTTACAGAAGCAACCATCATATATTCACCACTTTCAATTTCTATTTGTACAGCATATTTAGTCATTGTCGTATATACCTAAACAAGGTATAGCAATAGCTTGCTTACAATAAGAAGGATAGTTTTTTTCGAAAGACATACCCCAAAGTAGAGGTATACCTGCTATTAAAAATACGAGTATAAAAAATGTTCTAGCTATACCTACAAATTTTCTATTAGTCATCTTGTAACTCACTCCATGATACAGGAAAAATAGTTATCATTTCTTTTGATATTTTATCAGCAACCTGTCTTGTTTCTGCCTGAGTGTCAGGCTTACATCTAAGTAAGCACATATCAGAGAAGGCGTCAAGACTACCTGACCAATACCATTCTGTCATGGTGTTTTGTGGCAACACCATACGTGCTTGCTCTGGGCATACACCTTGATGTAATAGATAATGATAACTATGTGCTGCAGAAACCATCTCTCTTTCAAAACGTACTTTTAATCTTTCAGAATTAAGTAGTTCTCCTGAACCTTGCTTTTTATTTTTTACTGCCTTTCTAAATTCAGGTATGTAAAACTCAGGTTCATCATTTACATACCTACGACTAATCTCATTCCAACGTAGAAACTTATGCTTTACTAGTTGTCTAGCTACAAAGATAGGAGCTTTAATATGAAAGGATGCAAAGCAATGTCCAAAGGGTGACATGTGTTTGTGTTTAGCTAAATAACTAATTAGTTTAGCATCCTTTTCTAATAGCACAGGTGGACCCCAAGGATCACTGTTATCCATATTACTTGTCTTACCAAAAGAAACTCTAGCTGCATTAGCAACTGTAAGATCATTGCCCATAGAATTAATAAGAGTAACTTCTATTTTAGATTTTTCTTTTATTGTCTTTATGTTCATACGAGACCTTTCTTTTTTAGCAAGAACAGATTGTTCAAAAGATATATCAAGCATCTTCTGTTGCTCATTCTTTTTATCTACAACCATTTAATGTGTGTTCCCATAATATATTAGTGTTAGCACTATACTCAGTACCACAAACACCCCACATGTAAATAATATTACAGGCATTTGAGATAGTAGAGGTTTATGAAAGTCTACTAACCTTATGTAAGGATGCACTCTCCATTTAGTTTCTTTAGATTCCTTAGACATTATTTGAACCCAATTTATCATTAGTCATGCTCTCCCGTTACTCTTCTGCCGTTGTACCCATCAATACGTTTAGCTACATTATACAGTATATGTGGATTTCTGTTGGCTGTATCAAAGGTACTTACAGTTATTGCTATTGCAGCAAGCAATATTATATGTGCAATAGCAGTTAGACCAAAGATTATATAACTACCCATAAAGAAACTAAATACTATGCACCACATCCATGCAAGTATTTGCATGATTAAATGCCTTGCCTGTGTGTCATGTACGTTTCTTAATGGGTTGTACTTTACATTCATTACAACATTCCAAGAGTCATTGATATATTCTCTCATACTGAGTACCTCGACGTTTTATAATCTAATTCACAATGAACAATGCCATGCCATCCTGATAACTTATTCTTGACTATATTTAGATGACGCTGCATATCTTGTTCTTCTGCATTTTCAACAGGTGGGTTCTTTGCAATCAATAACATTAAGTCTGCCTCTGCAGCTTTACCTGTTCTACTACCTTCCATCATAGACTGATTAAGAACTACTTTATTCTCTGCATCAGCAGATAACTGAGACATATAGAAAACAGCACATTTATATTGCTTGGCAATCCTTCTTGCATGTATTGCATTGGCTTTCAAAGCCTCATCAGGACGAGAGTAACCATTCATATTAGCCAGCTTGTCTCCCATGTCAAGTATCACAATGTCAGGTTTGTATGTTTTGCATACACTCTCTACCCATGACATATCACGATCTGTACAGTCCTTGAATTTAATGTTTGGTCTAATCTTACCATATATTTCCATAGCCTTACTCGTATTGTTAACAACCCTTCTGGCGTCCATGTTAGTAGCGGCGGTTATATAGCGGTGTACTACACGATGATAACCCTCTTCGTTACATAAGACAACACACTTGGCACCCTGCCATGCAAAACCATTATTTCCTGCAACAATACTAGCATGGAAAGATGTCTTTCCAGTGTTAGGTCTAGCTCCAATCTCAATAAGATGACCAGCATTGACGCCTTCAACTTTAGTTGTAAGAGTTGGGATATTAAAAGACCATTGGCTTTCTAAGCTATTAAGGGCAAGGATATGCTCAATGTCATCATTTTCCCATTCTATATTAGTAGTAGGAGTAAAGTTATCTTCGTATTGCTCAAGTAAACTACGTAATGGTTCTAGGCTATCCTTAGTCCCATTTACATAGTCAAAACCAAGATTAGCAATGTCCTCTCCAATTACCTGTTGAAACAGTTTAGATAGAACTTCTTGTGCTATATCAGCACCCATAAGCTGCTCACGTTTTACAGACCCAAAGATACCCTTGTATGCAGTCTTTTGTGCCGTAGTCAAAGTTGGGTTGTTGGCTATAAACAATGCTTCAATTTCTTCAGGTGTTACGGTACGCTCGTAACGCTGCATTGCAGAGTCAATTGCCTTTTTAATCTTGCGTACATCAGGACTGAATAACCGTTCAGGGCAACGAGTGCCACGGTGATTGTCGTAAAACTCTTTGTCCATAAGACTTCTTATTAGTGCTAGTTCCATGTCGAGGTGTATCCTTAACTAAGTGTTAGTGTCTCTAGATTTTCTATGTCAATTTGGTTGCGGTATTTTAAGTCATCAATTAACTTAAGTACACGTACATTTTTGCAATACGTTCGTAACTCTTTAGCAAACTTTAATGACTTAGGTATTGCATCGGGGTCTAGTGCTACAATTATGGTAGAGAACTGCGATAAGTATCTCTTGTGTCCCTCTGATAATGACGTACCCAACACAGCCACCCCGACATATACACCATTACTAGAAGCATCCAGACGATTCGCTGTCGCACCCACAACTGCCGCACTCACGCTGTCCTCTACCACTACAGCCACAGTACCACAGCCAAATGTATATGGCAAGTCGCTTTTACCATAACGCTTCCATTTTATGGGACTGTGTGACAAACAACGCCCAGAACCATCAACCATTTTACCATCTTTCATTATAGGAAAGACAATACGATTTTCTTTTACGTCATATAATAGTTTTAATTCTTTGGGGTCTAAACCATACAACTTACAAAATTTATGTACCTCTGGAAAACCATATCCTTGTACGAGATAGTCTGGTTTTTTAAAGGGAGAGGGTTCTAATTCATCTACCATGTATCCTAATGCTTTACGAACATCAGACACAGACATTGATACATTAGTACCACCACTGACGGGACATGAAGCCTTATAACAATTCCATATAACCTTACCCATAGCATTTGTAACGGTAAACGTATTGCGACCACCACAAGTAGGACAGTTCATACGTTTGCTGTCACCAGAACTTAATTGTAAATCATTTATAATTTCTATTATATTCACGATATTCAACCTTTTGTTTATTTCTACAGTTCCACATAGCCCAGAATAAACAATTTATAATGGTATAATTCGGAGCACCTCCATGTTTTTTTAACACTTTACTAGGTATATGTCTACTACGTAATTCTTTATACCATTCAAAAAAGTATTTCATTTCACTTTCCTATGTTACTCACTGTGTTCGATTTTACATGAGCAGTTCTAGCTGTCAAGGCATTATTTGCAGATGTATATGTATTTTTCATGTAGGGTTTCACAGATGCAACATGTGTGTGACCCGTAACTGCCATTACTTGGGGCAAAGGTACACCTGCCTCTACCATTTGAGTTACCCCCGTTCTACGTAAGTCCATAAGACGTAGTTCATTAGATATACCTGCCTCTCGCATGATCTTTCTACCTACTTTAGAAAGTCTTTCCATAGCATAAGGATGGAACTTACCCCCAGAAGGTCTAGGATGTGGCGCTACATATGGTTGAAAACCAAAGTCAACATGCTGTTCTTTTAACATGTTAAACAGACTCTTATCTATTGGCAGAAAAACCTCTGCCCTGCGCTTTGATTGCTCAAGATACAGACGCTGCTGATCAAAATCAATAGAGTCCCATGTAAGATTACGCATGTCGCCTAATCTCTGGCACCATTGGTATGCCATAGCAACAATCATACCCATATTGCGATAGTCATATTGACTAAAACACACATCAAGAAACTTTATCACATCTGAATGTTTCCATACAACTTTACGTTGAGATACAGTTTTGCGTTTTATATTAGTGAATGGGTTGTATGTTACCTGTTCCATTTCAATAGCATAATTAAACACACGACTGGCACATGTAGCCGCATGATTTGCATAGCTAATACCCTTTTCTACCCATTTCTCGTACACTTGCTTTGCAACCTTAGAGGTAACAGTTCCATGTTTACGATGGCCTATTTCATACTCCAGTAAATCAAGAAAGTACCTATAATCTACTTTAGTACTATGTCTTAATGCTTTGTAATCATTAGACATATAATAATAGTGTATCATATTTGCAACAGTACTACTAGGTTTTATTTGCATTATCTTTGACTGTTCATCACGGTATTTATCAATGGAAGCATTCAACTCTTTGGCGAGTCGTTTAACTTGCCACAGATTACTACCCCACTCTTTACGTTGTACCACCCCAGCATCAACAAGAGACTGAGGTGGGTTGAAGCGATAGGACACTACACCTTTAGGTTGTTTACGTGGCTGTACATATCGTGGCAACTTAGTCATTATGCAGCTTCCAATGTAATGAACTTGGGATCACTGACCCACTTGCTCACCTCTTGCTCACGTGACCACATGCTTACAGCCTGTGTGTCATTGCCAGTATTCTTGAGGCTGAACCCGTTACGTTCATCAGCATAGCTGGCATAGTTGGTGAAGGCAGAGTACAAAGAGAACTTGTTATGCCCACGTACACTGGCCTCATGGCTATACAACTGAAACATTTTCTCAGCCTTACGTTTGGATGAAATCATATCATCAAGCAAAGACTTAACATCTACATACTTAGTTGAGGTGTTAGCCCATACCTGCATCTTTGTAGCGTTGTCATAGAAGTTAGCTCTGGCTCTGGCAAGCTCATAGATGAAACCCTCAAGGGTAAAGTTAGCTGTGTTCTTCTTACGCACCTTGTCAT